TCAACGAAACACGTTGCCGAAATAACTCAGTTGGTAGAGTAACTCATTCGTAATGAGTAAGTCGCGGGTTCGAGTCCCGCTTTCGGCTCTTCTCATAAAAGCCTGAAATACAGATATTTGATTTTCTCTATACGAATCAAAACAATCAGGATGCCATTAAAAAAAAGGAAAATTCTTCCACTTTTGGAAGGAAAAAAGTACCTGAAAAAGTAACGCTGGATTTTCCTTGTCGGAGGACACAACTATGGCAACAATCAATCCTGTTATCATCAAAGAAAGAGTGCTTAAAAACGGAACGCACAAACTGAGGATTGCGGTCCGGCACAAGTCTGTAACTTCTTACATCGTCACAAAAATCATTCTTAACGAACCAGGACAGCTAAAGAACGGTAAGATAGTAAGGCACCCGGATGCCTGTGAGCTTAACAAGAAGTTAAGGAATATGCTTGATATTTACGAGGAGCGTCTCGATAATGTCAAGAACACTGATTTGTACACATGCGAGCAGCTTAGAGATATTATCAAGTCAGGACCGGATGGGGAAGAAGTAACATTCAATGGAATATCCGGGGAGTATGTGAGTTATCTTATGTCAGAAGGAAGGAATTCTTATGCAAAGCTTATAGAACGCTCTTCAAGATACTTCTGTGATTACTGCAGGGGAGATATTGATATGGAAGATATTACGCCTGTTCTCGTAAAATCCTTTTCTGAATACCTTAGAAGGTCAGGAAAGACACAGACTTATATCAACACAATTCTAAGCCACATTAAGGTTATTGTGAACAAGGCAATATCAGACCAGATGGTATCATATAGCGTTCATCCTTTTTCATCCGTAAGAATATCTCCTTCACCAGTCAGGGAAGTTACACTCAGCCTTGAATCGTTCCTTAGAATAATGAATTCAAGCCCTGACACGAAGAAAAAGAAGATGGCCAGAGACCTGTTCATGATTTCCTTCATGCTGGGAGGAATGAACCTAATAGACATAATGAATGTTGATTTCCGCGACAAGGAAGTAAGATACGTCCGTACAAAGTCTGCCGGAAGAACACAGCAGGAAAACGTAATTGCATTTGAAATGCCTGAAGGTATTGACAGGTATACAGGAGAATGGATGAAGCCTAATGGGAAACTTGATTTTGGATACAATTTCACCTATCACAATTTCTCACAATACGTATCTTATGCGATAACAGACCTTGCAGAAGAACTTGGCATAAAGGAAAGAGTGGTATTCTATTCTGCGCGAAAGTGCTTTGCTCAGTTTGCCAGCGACATCTGCATGCCTGACAGCGTTATTAACTACTGTCTTGGCCACAGCGACAGATCCAAAGGTGTAATCAGGTATTACACGAAGATAAGAAGCCGGCAGGCAAGCATCTGCATTAAGAGAGTGTGCGATTATGTGATAAGGCCGGAACTTTACAAGGACTTCGTTGAGCTTAGAAGCATGTCATTAATGAATATGATGTGAAAATAAAGCCCCTTCCTGATGTGAATCTGGTCGGGGCTGTTTGTTTAAACAAAAGTCTTCTACGCTTTTACTTTGCAAATATAGTAATTATTCATTTTCTGATACCTCGATTATCTTTTTTCTCTGTTCTTCCTTCAGCTGATTAAGCTGTAAAACGCTGTCTTTAATCAGATTGATAGTGGTTCCTGAATTCTGTTGCTGTTCCTGGCTGGATTCGTTGAACTTCACAACAAGGTTGGATATCACTTCAAGCAACTTGGTTATCTTGTTAATGTCAGTCTCAGTATCACAAAGAACAATCGCCCTGTTGATGGCAATGTCAGCAAGTGAGTTAATTTTATGGAAATGGTTCTGAAGGAATTCAAGCTTGGCGCGTGCGAAGTCAATCTCTACCTTCTCTGCGATAAGAGTAGAACTTGCTGATTCTATGTCTCCCTTGTACCGGTAATACCACTGCTTTATCGTGTTGGTATTGATACCTGTCTTCTTGTGCATTATTGAATAGTTCATACCGCTGTCAATCAGCATCCGCACAACCTTAATACGGTCTTCATCAGTGTAATTCAGCTTAACAGAGTGCTCTATTTCCTTCACTTTTTTTGCCCTGCTCCTTCTTGCAATCTTCTTCTCTTCGCCCATAACTGTAACTAATATTGTAACTCAGTTACAAAAATGATGTATTTTGTAACTTTTAACATTTATAAGTGCTTATAATGTTCTAATTCCCAAAGATATACGAAGTTACAAGAAGTTACAAGGTTTGTAACTTTGTGTAGAATTACAATTACCAAATTACGCAACTTATGATACTGATAATTAGCTTACTTTGTCAGTGTGACACAAAATAAATTATACGCGTATGATTGGAGCTATATTAGGAGCCGTAGGCGGACTTGCATCCGGAATAGCCGGAGGAATCAAGTCTGCCAAGGCGGCAAAGGAACAACAAAGGCTCATTAACGAGCAGGAGTCTAAGAACAATGCATGGTATAACAGGAACTACTATCAGAATTACATGAATTCTACCGAAGCCCAGGCGGCCATGAAGAGAGTGGAAAACACGTTGAAAAAGCAGAATCAGGAAGCAAGGGCAACTGCAGTTGTGACCGGTGCAACTCCTGAAGCTGCAATAGCACAACAGCAGGCAAACAATGAGATTCTGGACGAAACGGCAACCGGCCTTGCAGCTCAGGCTACAGCCAGAAAGGCGCAAGTTGAAGCTATAGACCAGCAGAACCAGAACAACATCTTTCAGGCAAGACTAGGTCAGTCTTCTGCGAACGAGCAGGGTGGTGCCCAGCTTATGAGTAACGGACTAGGACTTATAGGTAGTGCTCTTTCCATGCAGGAATGGGGAAAGAAGAAAGGGGGTAAATGATGGGACTTTTCGATTTTATCAAGAAAAATCCGTCTGTAGACACTTCAAGGCTTCCTGAATTCGAAAATTACGGACAATCTCCCGAATCTTTTTTAAATTTTCAATTCTCACGAAGCAATCAGGGCGTAAAACCTGATAAAACCAAGGTTGAACAGCCTGTTATACCCGTTTCTTCTGCAGAACAGGTTAGAGCTGCAACCAATCAGGCAATGCAGGAACAGACAGAGAAGAAGCCTACAACTCCTGATGATGTGTTTACAGCGTTACTAAGAGAAAGGTACCAGGAGAGCGAAGATTCGCTTAAAAGACAGAGGGCCGCTGAGTTTTGGGGGAATCTTGCAAATCTCTTCGGACAAACAGTTTCTTCGGCTGCCGGTGCCAGAATGTTCAGTCCGATTAAGAGCAATACCCAGCAATACAATCAGGCTATTGACAGACTGAGGGATTCTTACAACGACGCATTGCTTAACTACAATCTTTCTACAGCTCGTGCAGAAAGAGCCGCAAAAGCAGAACAGGATAAGATAAATCTTAAGTTTAAACGAGACAGGGAGCTTGCAGAGATTCAGGCTAATCTTAAGGCTGGTCTTATAGACAAGCAGACTGCTGCAGATTTAACTAAAGCTGCAAACAAGGCTAAAACAGAAAAAGAATTAGAAGAATTAAAACATAAGCATGACATGGAACTTGCAGAGTACAATCAGGGAGCTGCTACAGGGCGTACTATTATAGACAATGAAGCGTCTATGGAACTTGAAAAGTATAGGCAAGGAGAGATAGCCAAGAGAAACGGTAATGCAGGTTCATCAGGAAAGAAAAAGAAGTATCCTAAGATGAAGTTTGGCCATGACGGTGCAGTCACTTACGACCTAAACAAAGATACAGACGTGGCAAGAATGTACAATGAAGGTGTAAGAATAGGATATTTCCCCCAGCAATTCAATGATCCGACAAAGAAAGGAATGACAATTGATGATATGAGAGAAGCTATTCTTACCGCAACAGACGATAAAAGGCCTGTTCACGACAGACAACAAGGATGGTCACTTAGAGATAACAATAACAACGGTTGGTCACTAAAAGATATTGAATAATGAGCGCAGACACAAGAAAGAAGATATACGACATTCTTAAGAACAAAACAGGATTCATGGATAGTTATGAGGATTTTGACAACGACATGACTACAGGTGAAGATGCGAGAAAGAAAGTGTATGAAGTTCTGAGAGACAAAACCGGATTCAATGACACGTATGAAAACTTCGTTAGCGGAATATCTGGAGAAGTTCAAAAAGAATCCAATATTCCTACTGTAAAAGAAGAATCTGGTAATGTTGTAACTACTGTTCAGTCATCTTCTTATCCTCAGAGGGCTGAAACAAAAGAAAGAATACTGAATAACATACCTGATTATTTCAGAAGCCGTGGAAATGACCTTTCTACTCTTCCTCTTCCGCAAAATACGATGTCAGCAGAGAAGCCTGCCGATATTCCTGGAAGGATTGTTCAGGACGAACAGCAGAGAATACAGCTTGCTGAACGTTCGGCCAATGATCCGTACATGAAACAGCAGGAACTTGAACACGTATTCAAGCCAAAGAATCAGGAACAGATTGACAGCGTAAGGCAGCTTATCAACAGCGCACGACAGCAGAGAGTTAAGGAAAGGCAACAGAGGGTTAAGTCTGCCGGTGGAGGTGGAATATTCTCAACCATGTCACAGGCTTACCTTTCCGGTGAGCAGAACGATGCTGACAAGCAGCTTGAATACGCATCAACTCTTATAGAACAGGCTCAAAATATAACCAACGAAGCGAAAAAGAAAGGCAATACAAATTTCTTTTCCGGATTCGCACGCGGATTTAATGATGCACCGCTGGACGGATGGGCAATGGGATTGCAGGACCTTAAGAACTACTCTGCCGCTAAGAAGGTTATGGACAAAGTAGACCGTGGAGAAGAGCTCTCACCGTCTGAAGATGCTCTTATGCAGGCTCTTGTTACCAATGCGGCTACACAGATGTATTATTCAGGAGACCTTGGAAGAGGATACAAGGCCGGAGGAGTGACAGCAGAATCACTCCCATTCATGCTTGACATGATTGCCGGAATGGGAACAATTCAGGCCGTTACGAAACCTGCATCAAAGGCTCTTGTCAAGTATGCAACCGAAAAAGCTGCAAAGATGGGACTTGGACGTGCGACAACCGGACTGGCAAAAGGAGCCGCAAGGACAGCAGCCGGGTTTGGTGATGTGGCAGCTCATACAGCTACATTTGGCGGTGCGCGTGTAGCAGCAGACTATCAGAGAAGAGGACTTGGTGATGTTCAGGTTTCTCCGGAACAGGATGGTACTGTATCATACGCAGGAAGGGATAATGTGCAGACTGGGGCAGAAGCAATAGGAAAGTCTGTTGTATCAACAGCGGCAGAGACCGGAAGCGAGCTTCTTGGAGAATACTTTGCTCCTATGCTTGGTTGGGTTGGTAAGGTGACCGGTGCAAACCGCCTTGGGAAGATAATTCCAGTTTCTGTTGGAAAGGCTTATTCATCCATCATTAACAGCAACGGATTCAAGCAGGTTCAGGAAATTGCCAGACGTGCTAAGATTGCGGATCCTATAGGTGAATACGGAGAAGAGGTAGTGAACAACCTTGTATCTACAGCAATAGGAGATATGACACCTGAGCAGCTTGTTGACCTTGACAATAATATAGACACATTCCTTGGAGTTGCTCCAATGTCAGCACTTTTTGGCGCGGCCGGAACCGGTGGATACCTTCGTGAGAAATACAGGAACTACAGAAACATGCGTGAGTTTGAGAATCAGATGCGCGACACGATGGGAGAGGACTGGTCCGGAGTAAGGGAAGCATTGCAGGATGCCGATATAGAGACAGCACGCGGAATGGTGAAGGAAGTTCTGTCAAGCAATATGCGGCCTGACATAAAGAAAAAGGCCATAAACTACATTTCTTCTGTCCTTCAGGAACAGACATTGCAGGAAGCAGACAAGCAGTTTGCACCTGAAGAAATGATTCAGAACAAACGCTTCATTATATCTAATCTTAATGAAGCAAGAAACAATATTGGAATAGGAGAAGAGGAACTTAACTCTGCTGTGTCCATATTGAATCAGGAAGGTGAGAGTGCCTTGTCGGAATTGTATGATGCAGAAACAGTTCAAAAGATTGTTGAATACAAGAATGCCTATGATGATTATCTTAATTATACTTACTGGGTGCAGAATCAGGCGTATGATGCAAGAAAGGAAGCTGAGTCGCAAGTTGAAAGAATGACAAACGCAACAACCGGCACCGTAATGAGGGTGAAGTCAGGTTTAAGCCAGAATCCGGTAAATATCTTGCGAGGTAATATAGTTTTTGATGCAGAAGGGAATGTAGATAAGGATAGCTCCGACAATACAATATATTATCTTAGCGAGGATGGAAAGGTAAAGATGGCTCCAATATCCATGTTCGAAAGCCTTGTTGACGATACACCGGCTGATGAACTTGCATATCAGGCAGGAGAAGATGCGGAACAAGAATTCATCCAGAATGAAGAAGCTCAAATTATGCAGCCTGAACAGAGCGTTCAACCAATCGAATTGGGAACCACATTCCAGAGTGATGGCGTAACTTATTCCGTAACACAAAAATCGCCGGACGGATATGTAGTAAGCGCTTTGGATGAAGAAGGAAATCCTGTTCAGTTTAAGCTTCTAACCGAAGAACATATAAGAACCGAAATGACACCTGCAATTCAGGAAGAACAAACTTCACAAGAACAATTTGCTCAGAGTGAAGATGTAACACAGCCTGAACAGCAGCAGGTACAAACTGAACCTCAGACTGCAATATCAAGGATACCGGTTAATGAAAACGGTGAACATGACTTCGAATCAGCACCATATCAGGATACATCATCCGCACTAATTGAGATAAGCGAAAACGTGGACGATGCTAAGGATACAGCCACGCAAATGATTAACCATTATCAGGAAGAACTTAAAAAAGCTGATAAGGCAAAGACGACAGGTAATACAATTCAGGAGATTGTACGTCTTAAGCAGCAGAAGAAGGCAAACATTCAGTCTATCAACGATAAGATAGCATACTGGAACAGCGTTGCCAATGATATTGAATCAAAACGCCCAGGTGGAATCATTGAGCAGGCAAAGGAAGAATCTGATGCAAATCAGCAGAGACTTTCAGGAATGACGGCTGAACAGCAGCAGTCTGCACAGCAGGAAGTCCAGAAGAAGATAGATTCAGGAGTATACGAACGTAAGGAACCTCGTAAGAGGGTAAGATACGTGAACGAAGATAATGATATGGGAACTGCCAACACTCCTATGGAACACGTATTGCGTGAGATTGCAACCGGACGCGTAACATTCAAATGGAATGATTCAGGAGAAACGCAGGGGTTGGGTTCACACCTAGGTCTTGCATCATCTCCGGAAGAAAGACGCAGGATGATTTGGGCGTTGTCTTCTGACGGTATGACACCGGAAGCGGCAGCAGAGCAGATTCACGCTGATATGCCGGAGACATTGCAGGGAATGGTAACGGATCAGGATGTGTTCAACATGATACTCGAATCATTCCAGCAGTATGGCACGCCTTCCAAGATGTGGGAGGCTGCAAAATCAATGCACGGAACAGACATTGAAGAAAGCGCACCTGGTTATGAGGACTACATGGAACAGCAGGCTCTTGAATGGGAAGCTTCTCAGAACAATATGACAGTTGAAGAGTGGATTTCATACGTTGATTACGTAGAAGAAGAACTTGACAACATGTATTCTTCCGTTTCGGATGAAGATTTAAATGCTATATTTGAAAAGTTTAACGAACAAATCATATCAGAAAATGAATCAAGAGGAAATGAAACAGAAAGTGCAGGAAGCACTGAAGGACAAACAGACGGTGAACAAGGCGATGAACTTCTGCCAGAAGGCCGGGGTAATAACGAAGGAACAGATACAAAAGTCAATGAACAACCGGAGCAAGCAAATCAAACTGATGGCGAAAGCGGTGGCGTGGTACCTGAATCAGAAGGAGAATTAAATCCGAATATTGATTTGATGAGCGAACAAGTTTCTAAAAGAGATTTACAAATTGTTCGTGATGCAGTTGGAAAAACATTCCAGTCAAAAAATGGTGATTATATGACCATTGAAAATTATAAAACAAATTGGGATGAAAGAAAAAAACTTCATGGAGTAACTTATAATATTGATGGAGAAGTACAGAAAAAAAATGTTTTTATTGCAGAACTTGCTAACGCATTAACTAGCGGTAATTGGGAAGAAGTGCAAAACAAAAATAAAACTGTAAAGAAGGGTGATATAGTATCATTCAACGGAAACGGAAAGTACGAGGTATTGTTTACCGAAACAAAAGACGGTGAAAAGTATACCACAATAGAAAATTTGGATAACAAGAAATTGCCTTCAATATCTACTAAGATAGACAGCCTTTCACCGTATGAGGAAGAAATACCAAAAGATTCAGGATTTAATGTTGAGAAAAGATACCACAAGAAAGAGAATAAAGACATCTATGCAGTAAACTTCACAAAACGCATGGAACGTGAAGATTTCCTTGCAGCAAAGAAGAAAGCGAAGGAAGCCGGAGGATATTATTCTTCTTTCGGTAAGGGTGGATTTATATTTAATACGGAAGATGAAGCCGTAAACTTCGCAAATAGCATAGTTTCTGAAAACAAGACAGACTTCCAATCTTCCATCGAAACCGCACGCCAGGAAGTAGAACAGAATCCTACCGAAGCACAAAAAGAAGCCGGTAATTACCGTAAAGGACACATCACAATAGACGGTTACAATATTACCATCGAAAACCCTAAAGGAAGCGAAAGAAGCGGTACCGACAAGGACGGAAATAAGTGGAGCGTAACCATGAACAATGATTACGGCTATATCCGTGGTACAGAAGGTGTAGATGGTGACCACATTGATGTATTCCTTTCAGATAACCCTGAAAGCGGTGATGTGTTTGTTATTGATCAGGTAAATCCTGATGGTACATTTGACGAACACAAGGTTATGTATGGGTTTAAATCAGCACTTGCAGCAAAACGTGCATACATGGCTAACTATTCAAAAGACTGGACCGGGTTAGGAAACATAACACGTGTGTCCAAAGAAGAGTTTAAGAAGTGGGTTAATTCTTCCCGCAGAAAAACAAAACCTTTTTCGGAGTATAAGAACGTGAAAGGAGAGACACAGAAAGAGGAAGATGGAATCCGTCCGGATGAAGGTGTACTTGATTATGCAAAGAGGGTAGCTGAAAGAGAGCAGAAGAAGGAATACGGATCACAGAACAAAGTTGTATCAACAGAAAGATACGAGGAGTTAAGAAAAAGGCTTAGAAGCAAACTTAACAACCTGAATGCCGGCTACGATCCGGAACTCTTGCAGATAGGTGCAGAAATGGCAGCATACCATGTAGAAGCCGGAGCCCGCAAATTCGTTGATTTTGCAAAACGGATGATTTCTGATATGGGAGACAACGTAAGGCCTTATCTTAAACTTTTCTATAATGCAGTACGTGACTTCCCTGGAATGGAATCATACGAAAGTGAAATGACTCCATACGAAGAAGTAAGGTCGACAGATATTAATAACATAAAACTTGAAGAAGATGAACAGACAGAAACAGACAAAGAAACTGTTACAGGAGAAGCTGAAACTTTTGCAAGCAAGGCAGAAAGCAGAATTGAAGAAGCAGGAACTGAGGAAGAAGTAGACGAAGTGGTAGAACAGATAGAAAATAAGATAGATGAAGTAAACAATCAGCTTTCAGAACTTGATTATCTGGATTCGCTTAATTCAGGTATGCGTGTAGTGTTGAAAGATGGAAGAAATGTATTGCTTTCAGTTGTTATGCACTCTGGAGAGCAGGTAAGCGCAACTCAGTTCTCAAAACCTCATGTAAGCAGCATGTATGCTTCTTATAAAGGAGAACTTATAAACATTATGCCTGAAGATGTTGATTTGGATGCAACAATCAGATACAACACACCAAAATCGTCAGAAGAACTTGCCGGTGATTCGTCAGAATATAAGGACAGATCATCTCAGGAAATAGAAGCTGTTAAACAGATTGGAACAATCATCCGCGAAAGGGCGTTATCATCCGTTGAAGGTAACGAAGTTACACCGCTTAGCATGAAAGATGTTAAGAAGATTCTTGAAGGATACAGCACACTTTCTGATATGTCTGCTACAGATATGCAGGAACTTGTAGAACTTGCAATGACAAATGAGACAAGAAATGTAGCATTAAAGTATATAAACAGCGGAAAGCAGAAGTTCGGATACGACCTGATTCTTTCAATGTACAACGTACAGCCGCTACTAAACGCAAGAGACAGCACAAGATTCGAACGTCAGCAGTACAGTACACCTACTCCTTTCGGTTATGTTATGGGACAGTTCGTTCAGTCTGGAAAGACGATTGAAAGCGTATTGGAGCCGTCAGCCGGGAATGGTGCGCTCACAATCACATTCCCTTCCGCTATCGTACATGTAAACGATATAGACGAAAGAAGGCTTGAAAATCTTCGCACCCTCGGATATGGGAAAGTAACAAATCAGGATGCACTTGTTCCTTTTTCGGGTGAAGTTGATGCCGTGCTTACAAATCCTCCGTTCGGTTCAACAACCGCAAGAGAATTTGACGAAGGACAGATTAAGATAAGCTCACTCGAAGGACTGATGGCTATAAACGCACTCGAATCAATGAAAGATAATGGAAGGGCTGCAATAGTCATTGGTGGAAACACGTCTTACCGTGATAATGGCGCAATGCAGAGCAAAGATATGAGACTTTTTGCTTATCTTTACTCGCACTATAATGTGGTAGATGTAATCAACCTTAACGGTGATATGTACAAGAGAAACGGAACGAAGTACGATGTACGTATTATCCTTATAAACGGAAGAAATAAAGGTCCGTTCAAGCTGATTGCGCCACCCGTAAAGAGTAAGGCAAGAGCAGAGCAGGTAAATAGCTTTGAAGAATTATATAACAGAATACAAAATGATATACGTTCGTTACAGCAAATGGGGAATCTCTTTGACGGTACAGAAGGAGAAACCCGGACCACTGACAAAAAAGGAAGTGGAACAGACAATAATGTCAGCGATAGAGCAAAGTCTGGAGGAAGGAGAGAATCCGTACAAGCAGACAAGGGAGTCAGGGCTGACAATGACATGGGAAGCACCGAAAATGCTTCCGTATCCAAACAGCGAAAACCTGAAGGACGAAAAACAGAAGATGCTTCTGGCATCATGGATAATGGAAACAGATCAGATGCAGGAAGCGTTGAACCTGTTCAGGAGCAAAGAGGAACTGACGGAGGAACAGATACCGGAAGAATCGGTGCAAATGAATCTGTCAGAACTGATTCAGGAGATAATACCGGTAGAACCAGACTATCAGTAAACCTTACTGATGAAAAAGTACCATATCCAAACAGAAGCCAGTCCGGTACACTTATGTCAGTGGTACCTGCAAACCAGGCACAGGTACTTGCTGATTCATTAGCTAACATTGGTGATGTAGACCAGTTCTTGGTTGACCAGCTTGGATATTCAAGCAAGGATGAATTGTTCAGTTATCTGGCCGCAGAACAGATTGATTCTGTTTCCCTTGCAATAAATCAGATGAACAAGGGAAATGGATTTATTATCGGTGATATGACCGGTGTAGGAAAAGGCCGGCAAGGTGCTGCACTTATCAGGTACGCGGTTAGAAAAGGATACAATCCAATTTATTTTACCCAGAAACCTGCACTTTTCTCAGATAACTATAGAGACCTTGCAGATATAGGAAGCGGTGAACTTCGTCCTTTTATCATAGCATCCGACCCGAAAAATGCAGCCATAACGGATGCAGCAGGAAATGTAGTACACAAATTACCATCCGAAAAGGAAAGGAGAAGAGTGTTCGACTACATTCTCAGAAACGGAAAACTTCCTGAAGAATATGATTATGTAATAACCACCTATTCTCAGATAAACAACGGAACGAAAGAGTATGAAGCCAAAGAAGACGGAATTCAGCAGAAGGATAAGAGTTACAAAAAGAAGTCACCTTCTGCAGCTGACAGAAGCGGTCAGGAAAGGCGTGATGTGATTCAGGCTCTTTCAAAAGGGAATATAATGATTCTTGACGAAAGCCACACAGCCGGTGGAAGCGGTGGAGGTTCCATGTACATGCAGTACATAATGCCAGAAGTGAAGGGTGTAACATTCCTTTCAGCTACATTCGCCAAACGTGCTGACAACATGCCTATATATGCAATGAAGACAGACCTGTCAAAGTCGGGAATATCTCCGCAGGATATGATTGAAGCAATCTCTCAGGGAGGTGTAACATTGCAGGAAATCATGTCAAAGCAGCTTGTTCAGTCAGGGCAGATGATTCGAAGGGAAAGAAGTTTCCAAGGTGTAACAATTGACTGGATGCAGGTAAGCGAAGAGGAAGATGCCGTTCAGAGAAAACAGTTTGACGAAGTATCTTCTATATTCAGTGATATTCGCGCATTCCAGAAGGACTATATTACACCTATTGTACAGGGAATCTCAGAAGAATTGTCTGAAGAGGGAGGATATTCAAATCTTCAGCAGGGAACGTCAGAGTTGGGTGTTACAAACACTCCGTTTGCCAGCAAGATGTACAATCTTGTCAATCAGCTTTTATTTTCTCTTAAAGCAGATGCAGTAGCCAACAGAGTTATAGAAAACCTTAAAAATGGATTTAAGCCTGTAATATCATTTACCAATACAATGGAAGGTTTTCTTGATGATGCACCTAAATACACACCTATGGATAAGGTGTCAAACTTCTCAGCTACACTCATGCGTGCTCTTGACGGTGTTATGAGATATACTGAAACCAACCTGAAAGGAGAAAAGGTAAACAAGTCCTTCACGGTTAATGACCTTTCAGAAGCAGGTCAAAACAGGTATTACGAAATCAAGAGTAAGATTGAACACCTCTCAGCAGACCTTCCTATAAGTCCTATGGATGCCATAAAGATTAAGATTCAGAATGCAGGATATAAGGTCGGTGAGATAACCGGAAGAACACTTGAAATGGTTCAGGACGAAAACGGCAAGTATATCATACAGAACCGTAAGGACCGTGACAAGAAGTCTGCCGCTCGTGATTTCAACAACGGCCAACTTGATGTACTGATGGTAAACAAGTCCGGAAGTACCGGTATATCTCTACATGCTTCTCCAAAATTTGAGGACCAGCGTCAGCGTGTAATGGTATTTGCTCAGTTCCAGAGTGATATTAACGATGAAGTTCAAATGAGAGGTCGTATAGACAGAACCGGACAGAAGTTCAGGGGAAAATACGAATATATCATGTCTTCAATTCCTGCAGAACAGAGATTGCAGATGATGTTCAAGGCAAAACTTAAATCGCTTGATGCAAACACCACATCGTCACAAAAATCTAAGTTCAATGAAATGGAAGTTGTTGATTATCTTAACAAATACGGTGATGAAGTAACATGGCAGTATATGATTGAGCATCCTGAACTGTCTGAAAAGCTTGGAGACCCTCTTAACATGCTTTCTGAAAGTGGAGAAGAATCAAATACTGACGATGCAAGCGGAGCTAAAAAAGAAGGATGCGCAGCAAAGATAGCCAGATACCTTCCATTCCTTCCGGTAAAAGAGCAGGAGGAAGTATTCAAGGAAATCACTGATGCGTATAGCGTGAAGATACAGCTTCTTAACGATGCAGGAGAGAATGACCTTGAAATTACCACTATGCCGTTAAAGGCAAAGACTATCAGCAAAAAGATATGGAAGCCGGGTACAGAACCAAACAGCGGAAACGCATTTGCAGACAACACGTATCTTGAAGAAGTTGAAGTTGATGTTCTTAAAAAGCCTATGAAGGCAGAAGAAATCAGATCAACTGTAAAAAGAATGACTTCAGGAGAAAACTTTGACGATTGGAAGGAGGAGAAGATTAAGGAAATGAACTCATTGTATGATGAAAAGATTGAGTCATTGAAGAAAAGGCTTTCACGAAGCGCAGAAGAACGTGCTGAAAAAGCAAAAAAGAACTATATAGCCAAGTCAAAGGAAGCACGAGAGAACGGTAAAAATGAATTTACCGATGAGGAAATAGAAAAGATGTCAGATGTGGTTGTAGAGGATATAATGAAAAAGGCAAATGAAAGCTTTATCAAACAGAGAAATGTTATTCAGGAAAGAAGGGATAATATTCTCAAACATATAAACTCATTTACGCCAATGAAACCTCTTGTAATTCCTTTCAATCTTGACGAAGCTATGGCTACAATTGCTCCAAGCAGAGGAATGTTCTTGGGATTCAAGTTCAGCAAAGACTACTCTCCAAGTTCTTCTACTGCCGTGTTTGCCACGCTTGACGGAAGGAGAAAGGTAGAAATACCTCTTAATCAGGAAAAGGCGTTTGATTCAATAAGAATGAACACTATGATGCAGCCTACCTTCCTTAAAGACCTTAATGTTGATTCATGGGATTCCCATGTACCTACGCAGACGAGGAAGAAATCTTATGTTGTTACCGGAAACCTTCTTCAGGCACTCGTTGATACGAAGAAGTCTGTAAACGTAAAAGGTTATCTTGTTTCGTACTCGACCATTGAAGGTGATACAAAGCAGGGAATACTTCTTTCAGACAGCTTTAAACCTGAAAATCTTACTACAAGTGCTCCTATTAGTAGCCGTCTGATTCAGATACAGCAGGGAGAAACGGTAGTTAGCGAGGATAAGAGAGTAGTTGTAGAAAGAAATACGGGATGGAGAACAGGTTACGCTTTAAAGGTACCAAGGTCAAAAAAGCAGGGAGGTGAATTCTTTGAGGATAACAAGCTGCGTTCTCTTGCAGACAACAAGGAGTTTACGACAAGAGGGAATTATATGGTTGCAGACATATCTTCTGATAATCTTCCTGAAGCACTTGACAGGCTAAGCAAGATGGGTGTTACCGTATCAAAGAAAGCAAAGCTTGAAAACGCATCCGATGTTAGGTTTAGAGAAGAAGACGCTCCTCGTTCTATAGTAGATCCTTTTATTCAGGAACTTATGATGCGGTTCCAGGGAGAGGATATAAGCCGCTATCCTTATGTTGATGTAAGAAAAGATCCAGATGCAGATTATGAAGTGTATTGGGGGTACAGCGAACCTCTTTATAAAGGTAAGAATGTAGAAAACAGCGAAGAAGTACCAGAACTTATAAAAGATATTATTAGAGACAATGACAGTGAAATAGACAAGCAGGATATTATAGACAATCTTAATTCATACATTGAGTTCAACGAAGGTTTTGAAGAAGCTGAAGAAGGAAAGAAAGTTCTTGATTGGTTCAAGGAAAACATGAACGACTTAAAAATGAGTGACAAGGTAAACGTAATAACAGAAAGAGGTGAATTGCCTGATAATCTTTATCGAGAAGTAAGTTCTGTAAAATCTGGCATTGATTACAATGAGAATGAAGCCTACAGTTTTGCAGAAAAACTTAATGTTCCACTTCAGGTAGTAACATCTACTGAACAGATTTCAGATCCGTCAGTAAAATCAGCTATTGAAAGCGGAAGAAAAATAAAAGGATGGTTCTCTGTTTCGGAAGGTAAGGTTTACGTATATCTTCCTAACGCATCAGGTATTGAGGACGTAAAGCAGACAATTCTTCATGAAGGAGTTTCCCATTACGGACTTAGAAAACTTGTGGGTGATGAAAGAATGGATGATTTCCTGGATGAAGTATTTAGAAACGTATCCAAAGAGATAAGAAATAAGATTGTCGGAACTCTTCCGAAATATGGTTATGATTCACGCGTAGCCACTGAAGAATATCTTGCAAGAATGGCCGAGAGTGGGGGTGACGTATCTACATGGGAGCGTATAAAGCAGGCTTTCAAGAATCTTCTTAGAAGAATTGGTGTTAATATCCAAATCAATGACAACGAATTGAAATATATTCTCTGGAGAAGCGCACAGAATCTTGACAAAAACAGACCGATAGATTTGGCAATTGATGTGGCAATGCAATACAACATGGGTGTAGGAAATTATTTCCGTGAAGGAGAATCAGACGGTAGCCGGGAAGAGTACGAAAACTCACTTAAAGGATGGAAGTATAAAGCACGTGAAGCATATCAGGACAGTATGCTCGCATTGAAAAACCTTCAGGAAGTTATAGCAAATATTTCAGGTAAACCTATTAAGTCATTCGAGGACGCATACAAAGCAGAGAATCAGTTGAGTTCAAAAAACACTGCCGAAGCTGAAGAGTATTACGAAAAATTCTTCAAGCCGATGCTGGAAGCTGAGGGAAAGATGATGAAAAATTACGGTTTAAGCCATAAGGAAATTGAGAGATACATGATGCTTGCACATGGAATAGAGCGTAATGTGGAAATGACATTCCGAGAAAAGCTTAATGAGATTATTAATACAAACCCTAACGATGCCCAGCAGTTTGCAGATGATTTTATAATGGAAAGAGACAGGCTCAGGAATATGTATTCAGGATATGAATACCTGAAAGCTTTATCTGACTATATAGGAGAAGTAGGTGATTTCTCAGCTACAGAAGCAATCCTTACAAGCATTGATAACGAGGAACATACAGACTTCCAGAATGACGCACTTGAATATGTCAAAGACTTTGAATCAAAGTATGACACTTCCGTACTTTGGGATAAAACAAACAGGGCTACAAAGGAGACTCTTAAAAAGACATACGAGAGCGGAATGATGGATAAAGACCATTTTGCTAACGTCAGCAAAATGTTCATGTATTACGTACCTTTAAGAGGATGGAATGAAAAGACAGCAGAAGATGTGTATGAGTACATAAACTCAGAAAGAAGCCCTCTTAATTCTGTACTTAAATCAATGAAGGGTAGAAAATCGGTACCTGACGAAGTTATGGCAACAATAGGGAACATGGCTGAAAGCGCAATACTGCAAGGTAACAAAAATCTAATGAAGCAGTCTTTCATGAATATGGTAATGAATCATCCTACAGATGTAGCAACTATGCGTAAAGCATGGTATGTTTATGATCAGGCTAAAGATGAATGGACCATATCAATGCCGGAAATACATGATAATGATACCCCAGAAGTTATTTCCCAAAAGATAAGCGACCATGAAGAAAAGATGAAGAATCTTAAAGAGAAGGGACTTGCCACACAGAAATCATCAGGACTGAACATTGATTACAGAATATTGAAAAATAACATATCCCAACATGCTGTAGTTGTAAAGAACGGAGGTAAGGACTATATAATTTATGTAAATGGAAATCCGAGAGCGGCACAGGCTGTAAACGGACTTACAAACCCTGATGCTGAAAAGAATCCTATATTCAATTCAATAAGCAGGGCAAACAGATGGCTTGCAGCAAACTTCACAACAAGAAACCCTGCATTTGTTATGAGCAACCTTGCTCGAGATATGATTTTTTCAATGTCGGCAATAGGAATAAAGGAAGATGCAAAATACTCTGCAAAGTTCCGTAAAAACTTGTTTGTAGCTATTCCAACTGTTTTTGACTGCATTAGAGGTAAGTGTAAAAATTCACAGTCTGATATGTATTTCAAGGAGTTCGTAAAGAACGGTGGAGAGACTGGATACATGCATCTTAACGATGTTGATAAATATAAGAAGAAAGTCAAGAAAGAACTTTCAAAGATAACCGGAGAAAGAGGTTCTGCAAAAGCAGCTTTAGACTATACACTTGAAAGACTTGAAGATTTTAACAGATGGGCTGAAGATGTATCAAGGTTTGCAGTATATATGACATCAAGACAGATGGGAAGAAGTATAGTTGATTCTGTAAATGACGCAAAAGAGGTTACCGTAAACTTCAATAAAAAAGGAGCAGGATACAAGACCGGAGGATTTTTTGGAATCACTGCAGGTATAATGAGAAATCTTTACCTGTTCTTCAATGCTTCTGTACAGTCATTAAGCAACTTCAACAGGCTGAGAGTGAAAAATCCAGTAAGGTTCTATTCAACTATTGGAGGTTTTATTGCTGCAGGTGTTATAATGCCGGTTATAAACGATTTCCTTTACAATGTTCTTGGAGGTGGTGACGACAATCCTTACAATGACCTTCCAGAATGGGTAAGAAGGAACAACCTTTGCATTTATGCAGGAAACGGACAGTTTTTTACTATTCCTTTGCCTATTGAATTACGTGCATTCTACGGACTTGGAGATTATGCCTACCAGCTTTCAACTGGAAGAGAAAAGCCAACACCGACAGGGATTGCAAAAGGAACCGTTAGCCAGCTTGCAGATTTATTACCTTTGAACCCTACTGGAAACGAGGGGCTCAAGACATTTATGCCTGATGCTTTGTCTCCTATATTTGAGACATACGTATGGAACAAGGATTTTACCGGAAAGTCAATAGCAAAAATAACGCCTTTCAATGAACGTGATCCTGAATGGAAGAGGGTATATAAGGGAACTTCCGGATGGCTTGTTGATGCTTCAAAATTCTTCAACGACCTTACAAACGGTGGAGGTCCAGGAAGCGATTTCAGAAAAGGTTTTATCGACTTCAACCCGGCTAAGGTAGAAAATCTTCTTGAATCATACTTCGGAGGAATGGCCAAGTTCCTTAACCAGTCAGGAAAGACGATTTACTATGGTGCCAAATCAATGGCAGAAGGAGAAATGGACGAAAATCTTGTTGCAAGAAATGTTCCAATAGTAAACAGATTCTATAATAAGGTTGATGATAGAAACGCATTCTCTGGAATAAATACTGAATATTTCAATCTCCGTGACGAAATGGAACAGTTTAAATACGAACTTAACGGTGTAAAGAAAAATTACAGGAACAATCCGGGAGAGTACAGACAGATTGTAAATTCTGAAATGTTCAGAAAGTATATGAGATACAAGCCATATCAGGACAGACTTGACAGACTTTACAAGATGGCAAAGGAACTTGAAGGACAAGAGAGAAAGCAGGTAGAAGATATGATAGTTGAGATAAGAAGAGAACTTGTTAATTCTCTGAAATAGAACGATGGCGGCAGGTTAATTTCCTGCCGCTTTACCCAACATATCAACATTTATTATCAGTAATAGAGTAGTTTTGCAAAAATACGGTATCATGAATAAATTTTTGAACAGAAAAGTAAAGCCTGCGCGTGATTACCGGACAAAAGATACGGTAAAACGCACAAGAGGTACAGCTTATGATGAGCTTGAAGAGTTTTCTTCGTACTGGAGTAGCCTTTATACAGCAAGAAGCAAGATGGAACGCTCTCTTATGTACGCTAAGGGTGACCAGTGGGGAGACTATATCACAGACCCGGACTCAGGAGAAAGCATAACAGAAGGAGAACTTATCAAGAAACAAGGAAAGGTTCCTTTGAAGAACAACATGATTGCTCCTATAACCAAAAATATAGAAGGTCAGTTCAGAAGAAATGTAACAAAAACTATATGCTCTGTAAGAGACCGTGATGAAGCCAAAATAGGTGAAATGATGAGCATAGCACTTGAATATTCTCAGTCACTCAACGAAATAACAGAACTTGATGCTTCATTATTAACTATGCTTGAGTGCGGTGGATTCATTGCCCAAAGAATAGAATTCGGATACAACGAATACAAACACATGAATGACGCATGGGTTTATAACGTGGATCCTTCAAGACTGTTCTTCAATACGAATATAGAGGATAACCGAGGTTGGGATATAACATGTATCGGTGAAATCTTTGACATGGACTTTGAAACGGTAGTAGCTGCTTTTTCAAAAAGCAGAAGTGATAGGGAATGGCTTGAAAGCATCTACGGTAAAAACAGATTCCAGAGAAGGTCATTTGTTGACGGTGTTCAGGGATACAACCAGAAATATGCAGACTTCTACACTCCTTCAGATGCGGACCTTTGCCGTGTTATTCTTGGATGGAAGCTTGAAAGCCGTGATGCTTATTTTTATCAGGACATGCTTGATGGAAGCTGGGGTTTTGTAGGATTGAATGAAGTTGATAAGATAGAGCAGATAAACCGTCAAAGGATACAGGAAGCTTCTTTGGCAGGAGTAGCTGAAGAAGATATTCTTCTTATCGAATACGAATTCAAGGTAGAAAGATACTGGTATTACAGGTATCTTACGCCTTGGGGAGACGTGCTCCAGGAAGGAAGAAGCCCATACTGGCATGGACAGCACAATTATGTATTTCACGCTTATCCTCTGATACACGGTCAGGTATTCAACTTCATTGAGGACTTCATAGACCAGCAGAGAAGCATTAACCGTACAATGACTCTTATAGACTTCATACGTTCATCTTCTGCAAAAGGACTTGTTGTTATTGATGAGGACGCATTCAACAGCATGAGCAGGGAAGAAATTGTTGATGAATATGTAAGGTACAACGGTGTGCTGTTCTGCAGGCTTAAAGCAGGGAAGGACATACGTTCTGTCATAACACAGCTAAACGGAGCCGGTGCCGTACAAGGAGACTATGAACTACTTAGCTTGCAACTAAAGCTTATCAATGATATTGCAGGAGTAAATTCAGCAATGCAGGGTAAGGAACCTTCTTCCGGAACAGCGGCTTCACTGTACGCTCAGCAGACGGAAAACGCGTCAATGAATCTGAAAGGACTGTTTGATTCGTTCAAGTCATTCAGAAAAAGGCGTGACCTTAAGCTTATGCAGACCATACAGCAGTATTACAACTCTCCGAGATACATTGAGCTTGCCGGAAAAGATTACTCGGAAGAATCTAAGTATTACAATCCTGAAAAGGTACAGGGAGCACAGCTTGACATTGAACTTACAGAAGGAACCAATACACCGACATTCCAGATGCTTGAAAACGAGTTCCTGATGAAACTGTTCGAAATGCAGGCTATCAATGTTAAGACTTTGCTTGAAAACTCAAGCCTTCCTTTTGCATCAAAAATACTGGAAAGTATCAAACGTGCAGAGCAGGAAATGGCAGAAAACCAAAGCATGACACAAATGGATCCTGCACTTATGCAACAGATTTCAAGCCACAATCCCGGACTTATAGAGAAGATGATGAACGATGCAAATGCTTCTCCACAGGACGGAATTGTACAAGCTGCCTAAACTGACGCTTCTGACACGATACGGGTTTTCCTCTTCTGGAATCCCGTATTTTTTTGTGCAAGCCTGTATGGCTTACCCTTTTTGTAACATACGTAAAGCCCTATTGAAGTAGACATGACACGGTCGTCATGACATCCTTCTACGGCACCGGTTTTTTTACCGTCTTCCTTAATTTCAAACTGTTCGTATTCAAATGTTGTCTCCAGACTTCTTTCTATATATAGAAAATCCCTCATGGCAGACTTCATGAAATTAAGAACCATAGGCTTCGTTGAAGGGTTTGTATGAAAACCATATTTAACCGGTGCACCCTCCTTAATCTGTTCCGCACTTGTACGGCTGTACAGCTCGGTGTAATAATCCTTTATTTCGTCAAGTACGTATTCGAAGTTATCTCCTTCAGTTCCTTCCGTTTCAAGAGTGTTACTTTCTATTACTAGAAGCGCATTACCATAGGCGTATGCTATCTGAGCCGCTTTCCAGATTAGCATATCATGTTCTATGTGCCCATGCCATTCAGCAACAACTTCAGGAACTCCACCTTCTATCATTGCTATCGTGTCGAATACCTTAATTGAAGAATAATCGGATTTTTCACCGGTACCACCAATATCTACCGATACTACATATCTTTGGTGATACAGATTTGCATCCTTGTCCGGGAGAAACCACACGTTAAGTATGTTGTCCTTTGAATCATTCTTTCTTTTCATCTCCACAAAGTGAAGATTGTCAAATGCCTTTTCACCCTTCATTGCGTTTCCGACAAACTCACCATAGAATGCAGGTTCCATGCAGGTTTTTCTACATTGTTCAACATACCTTCTTGGGAAGTAAGGCCTACCGGTTGACTGGAACGCTTCTTTCGGATCAGAAGGATATTCAGAACACATACGCCATTCCTCTTCCATTGACATCTTCTTTTTTCGGTACCATGCGATTGCTTCAAGTGTGGCACCAAGTTCAAACAAGTACATTTCGTATTCGTTCATTGTTTCTATGAACTGCCTGTACTTGCTTGGACCTATATATGTGGAGTACATATCTATCAGGAACCATGGTATAAATACAGGGGTGAAATCGTTTTCTCCCTTTACCGACTTTAACCATGTACGATGGAAGTAGTTACCCACACCCTTGGCGGTGGATTCAAGAACCTTAACCGTATACGGACCGTCATTGATTGAACCAAAAATAGATTGCACAAGGTCTTCAGGCTTTTTCCCCTTTGTTTCCTTCCATAAACCAACCTCCGTAAGATGGGCCATTGATATGTTTTGCGAACGAAGGTTATCAGGTTTCTGTGCTGAGCCGACAGAATAAAGGCACTGACAATACTGAATCTGCCTTGTCTTAGAGGAACCCTCAAACGGTTTTGTATCAAGCTTTACACCGTTTGCGGCCCACGAAGGATAGTGTTCAACAACTTTGGAAAGCATACCTGACACTATATTAGACTGGGATTCCACATCACCACATATAACGCTGTTCCAGTTCTTCTTGTGTATTATTTGAATCCATAGCATGTAAATCTGTGTGAGAGTGGAACCGCCCCACTGCCTGGCTTTCAACAGAATTATGCTTATAGGCTTGTTTGATGTTCTTAGTTCTTCAAGTGTCTTAAGATATGTTCTCTGTGCCCTGTTCAGGAAAAACCTTATATCCTCTCCACCTCCCTTCGGCGAAATAAGAGCGGTACTGTATGCCCAGAACTCAAAGTCGTAAGTAAACCTCTGCACACAGAATTCAACATACAGAAGGTTTGCTGTATATTCACTGTATTCCTGTTTTAAAATTTGTGTTATGTATCTTCTTACACCAAGTGCAAGTATAATCTGGCAGAATCCGGTTTCTATGAATTCATCCGGAAGCCACATTTCATTTAAAGGAAAATCTTCACATGTTACACGTGTTCTTTTAATAGAAAACGATCCTTCCCCGGTTATAGGGTTATATGGAGAGTTTATTACTTTAAGTCTCTCATTGTTAATCTCTATTATCTTTGAAGGAGACAGCATAACTTTCTATAAATTACGCTTGTAATATAAGAGAATGAAAAGCTATACACATGAATGAGTGTGTTTACGCCTTTCGAGAACAAGCCGGTGAATACATACGAAAACAATATAAGGCACAATGCCTTAACGAATATCTTTCTGCTGCATCCTGAAAGATAATATCCCATCATAACAGATATTACTGATGAAAATCCGCATGTAGGAACGCTTTTTGCTGATAGATAGCCTGAAATTGCCGGAATTAATATGCAGGAAGGTATGAGATAATAAACGTCTGATTTTCGCATTACGCGATAGTACGTCCAGAACACAAAAGAATTAACGAGTAAGTGAAGAAAGTAGGAATGTACAAAGCTGTATGTGAATAACGTCCACCATGGAGAGGTAGAAGAAACGGCAAGATTTTCAACTGGAAGAAAGAATGAAAGCAGCCATACAACAAATAGAACTATTATGACCGGCATTTCTTCCTCAATCTGTAATAACCGTATATTATTTCCCTGAACGTCTTCAGGTCTATGTAGTAAGAAGGTGCTTTTTCCTGTAGTATCTTTGCCAGAATCTGATAACCTACAAATCCGGTTTTTTCTTTATACTCCTTGTACCTTCTGTAGAGTTCCTCATACATGAGGATTGTATTCTTGTTTTTAAGCCCCAGCGGCTTGCCCCTGTCAATCTTTGATACATAACGCCTTGCGTTTTCATAACTCACATAAAATCTAGGAGCACCCTTCGTCATTACGCTTCTGATTATATCATCTTGCGTAAGAGAATATTTCCTAAGTGACTTCATCTCCTCAAAAAACGCATTTGCTATGTGCTGACGGCGGATTTCTGAAATGTCATTGTCCCTCATAACACAGCCTTTTCTACAAAGATACAAATAAAAGAAAATCATCATAACATATTACCCAAGTCTGCAATAATTATACCCAATTCAGCAACATTTGAATACCAAATACATTTTACTTTGCAATACACGCACAAAACATGACAAACATACTACAGCATGGAAAAAGAAACAAATGAAAAACCGGCAGTGCAAGAAAATGCCGGTGGAGAAAAGGAAAGAAAACCTACCAACAAGGAAAGGTTTAATTCCATGATGATGGCAAAAATGGAAGGATACAACCCTGAAGATGAAGAGTCGTCCTATGGAATGCTTATCGAGAGTTACAACAAGAACGAAGAGCAGAAAAAAATCCTTTCAGATGCAATCAACAGGGACCCTCGACTTGCTTCTGTCCTTTCCGACATTGTAAGCGGTAAGCGTTCAAGCGGTAATGCACTTGTAAGGTATTACGGAAGAGACTTTCTTTCAGCTGAAGAAGGCACTCCAGAATACGAAGATATTGCATCTGCCGAAGAAGAAAGGAAAAAGGAAGCAGAAGAATTGGCTGCAAGAGAGAACGAGTACAAAAAGAACATTGATGAGTCTACTCCAATTATTGAACAATTCTGCAAGGAGAAAGGGTACAATCCTGATGATTTCCTTAATGATATATGGGATAAAATCGCTTCTCCTATTCTTTCAGGAAGATACACGACAGAGCTTCTTGCTATGATTGACAAGGCTTTCAACTATGACACAGATGTTAGTGACGCAATGAAAGCCGGAGAGGTCAAAGGAAGAAACGAAAATGTGCATAAAATGAGAAAAGACCAGATAGGAGACGGGATGCCAACCGGACTTGGAGCGGTTACCCAGGAAACCAAAAAGAAAAGCAAGCCAAAATCATTCCTTCAGCTTGCAAGTGAAGCATAACAGCCATAACACAAATTAAAATAAACACGACATGAAAAAAGTTATCAGTTTTTTGAAAGAAGAAAAATGGAGCCTGTTTTCAATCTGTCTGACTATCCTGTCAGTGATTATAGGTTCACCGTTTATGCTGGCCGCAGACGCAACAGCCACAGTGGTCGTAACAGAAGGAGGTGCTCAGGCATCACCTGGACAGGCAGGAGTTGAAAGCCAGGTACCAGGACAGGCAACTACCGTTTCAGGCGCAGCAAGCGCAACAGGTGGAGTAGGAGGTGACGGACTTGTCCAGCCTGACATTGATAAAGATATATTCCTTATTGGTACGGATGAAACCGTACTTGACGGAATTATGAGAAAGGCAAAAAGGCAAGTACGGGTTCATAGTTTTGAAGTTGACCACTACCTGATTGACGAACAGAAAGCTGTGGTAGAAACTACTGAAAAATATACGGCAGCAAGCAGCCAGACCGCTGTAATTAAGGTTCCTTCAACCGATGCAGACTTGTTCCAGGAATACGGTACAATTATCGCAAAAGGCGTTAATGGTTACGATCCTACTGGACAGAAAGAACTTGAAGGTGTTGACCTTATGCTGTTTATTGTCGGTAAGGATGATTCAAACGGAGGAAGCCCTATCGTAAGAGCTGTGAACGGTCCGAAATCTCAATCAACCGACATGTATTGTAATGTTCCTACTATTGAGCAAGGAACAAAACTTATCCTTTTAAGCAACGCATGTGCAGAAACTCAGAAGCAGGTAGCACCTGACCTTGTTGTTCCACAGCCTACAAGAGTGTATCTGCAGAAGACAATCATGAATCAGATTATCTCTGATTACTTTGACAGTCAGAAGAAACGTATTCCGTTCCAGAAAGCTACTATCGCAGAAGCGGCAGTAAAACAGTACAGAAGAAAAAATAACCGTACACTATGGATTGGACACAAAGGAAAGTTCAAGGTTAACCGTGGTCAGATGGGCGTTCAGGACGTATACACTACAGAAGGAATCAGGTGGCAGATCAAAAGGGAATGGCAGCACGATGGTGAATGGACATTTGAAGAAATCATCGCACTTGCAAAATTGAAGTTCACCGGTAACGACTGTTCAAAGGAAGCGTTCTGGCTGATGGGACGAGACATGCTCGAAAGCATCCAGAACATTGACTTCACAAAGCACAAGGATATTACAATGACATCTAAGGAAGTTTGGGGATTTGCTTGTACGCAGCTTCACACTGTTTTCGGTGATTTTTACCTGAAGCACGAACCTACTCTTGATGTTATCGGATATGCAAATTCTGGCGCAATCCTTGACATGGAAGGACTTGTGCGTTACTGGTATAAGAACGAAGAGAAATCAACTGAAAAGATTGAAGGCGAAGAAGCAAAGAGAGAAGCCGTTATTTCAATCAACGCTCTTGCCCTGAAAGGTTACTCACATATCTGGGTGGAAGGTGATGACAAAGGCAGCTTGCCGGGTGCCACTGTCGTACTTACTCATGACAATGCTTCTGATGCTCCGTCAAGCCCGGGTAAAGGCCAGATATACTATCTGAAACAGGCATGTACAGGAATATCAGGTTCTAAGGCAGGTGAGTTCTGGAAATGGAACGGTTCTTCATGGGAAAAATACGAAGGTGAAATATACACCAAGGACGAATTTTAATTCATAACCGTTTAAAAAAGGGGGGCTTATTGCCTCCCTGATATTGTATTATGGGAAAGATAACATTATATAAAAAAAAATATGCCATTTACGGAAAAGTAGAAATGAGCGTTCTCATACCGGTAAACAACGCAAAGCTTCGTGTAAACTTTGCAAACGGTGTTATAACTCCATCCGGAATTACTCCTGCCACGTTCAGCACTTCTGATCCGGTAGTACAGACTGCAATCGAAAACAACAGGCTCTATCTGAAAGGGATGATAAAGCTTGAAAAGTTATTTAAGATTGGAGAGGTTGAAGTGGATGATGAGAAACCAGCTTCTGATGAAGAAAAAAATGAAAAGGAACCAGAACCACAATCATCCGTAAAATCATATCCTGACGTAAAGAACGTGCAATCTGCCAGGGAAATTCTCATAAGAGAATATAATGTTCCTATTGCAGAACTTCAGGACAAGGAAAGAATCAAAATGAAATCAGAAGAACTTGGAATTGAATTCCCCAACTGGAAATAACTATGGTTAAGAAGGATGAAATAATATCAAAGGTAAAGGCGATAATGAATGAGATAGGAGAAGAAGAAACAAACTCCTCTCTGCTTGATGAAGACACTATTAAAATAGACCAGTACATAGAGTCATGTATCGGTGATGCTCTTGCCATGATAGTATTGAAATCCGCAATTCCCGTAAATCCAAAAAAAGGAACTTCAAACCCGGTTAACAACAATGATGGTACCGGATACATAGTTCTTCCTGACGATTTTCTCAAGCTTATTGCATTCAAGATGGAAGGATGGAAAAGAACTGTTTCAGAAGCATTCCCACTTGATAGCGAAAAAGCAAAACAGCAATCAAACGAATACACAAGAGGTGGTAACAACAAGCCTGTATGTGTCTTGTCATATTCACCTGAAGGAAAGAAGGTATTGGAATATTACAGCGTAACTGGTTCGAACCATACCGTATCAGTTTTTGTATATGAAGCTTCATACGAACCTTCATCCGGCATAAACATGGAATCTTCTGATGCTGTATTTTATGCGCTTTGCTATATGACGGCCGGACTTGTGTATTCTATTTTTGAAAACCAGGCTACAGCAGAAGAAATGCAGAAGATAGCAATAAACTACATTAACAATGCCGTATCACATTGATGAAGAAAACAGTGAGCTTGCATTTGAGGTATATGATGGTGACAAGCTTATTATAAGGCTTAAATCTGGTGCAGGTTCAGGTTCAGGTGGTTGCGATATATATATAATAAAGAGCGGTGATAATACGGAACCTACTGAATCAAATGTTTTTTCAGCAAGAAGAACTCTTTTAAATTTTTTGAGAAAGGATGATGAAGATACTACAGAATTCCTATTAAGGCTTCTTGGTGGTATTATATCTCCTTTTATTGAATCTCCTGATTTTATATCAGGCGTTCTAGGTGCAGGATTTTCTATAAAGCAGAACGCCAACAAACAATCTGTTGCCGAGTTTGACAAGCTTATTGTAAGGCTTAAGGCAACATTTCAGATGCTAGAAATTCTTAAGACGGAACTTGGAGGATCTGATATGTTGTTCAACTCTTCAGGAGCAAGGATAAAGATTACCGAAGTTGAAAGATTGGACCAGGAAGCATTTTTTATCACAGGAGATAAAGCATATTTTTCTGATGAAGACGAAATTTATTTTCCTGACATTTTCAGATGCTACTTCCTTTCAGATGATACGGAAGAAGCAGTTGAAAATCTTTTTAAATCGGGAGACTTTGCGCAGTCCAAGTCATTCAACATAAAAGAGGGAGTGTACGAAAACGTTGGAAATCACTACTGGTGGAGAAAGGTTGTAGGAGTTGGAGATGATTATATAGAATTATCCACCGTTGACATGGATTCCGGAAGCGATGATCCGAAGGAAGGTGACGTTGTTGTACAGCTTGGTAATGATAAAGACCAGGACAGACAGAATGCGATTATAATTTCAGCTTTCGGTGAAAATGCCCCATACATATCAATGTTGCAAGGTATAGACAGTTACAGTCTTTCAGGCAAAGCCATATTCACTGTCGGATATGACAGAGCCAACAAAGAATGTTATCTTAAAAATTATGGAAGGACTTATATAGGTGACCATAACAATAAGCGTTACTTTGATTTAAGCAAGAACGGGCTTGTTGTGAAAGCAACTAAGTTCATTTTTGAGACAGGAGAGGACGTTTCGGAAGAGTTCAAAAGCGTAAAAACATCAATATCTGTAATGGAGGGAAAGATTTCCCTTAAAGTAAGTAACGATGATTTGGCTTCAACAGGTATTGACATAGATAAGAAAACTGTAACTGTTACTTCTGAACGTTTTTTCGTAAACAATTCAAAAGGTTCACCTATTGCAGTTTTCACAACTGATTCAAGCGGTAAACCAATATTGAAGGCTGACTATATAGACGTTGAAAATCTGAAAGTAAAGCATCTGGATGGTGCGGACGGTACGTTTTCGGGAGAATTGAAAGCAGCTACCGGCACATTCACTGGGGGCGTTGTCACAAACTCAGATGGAAACAGGATTGTATTAGATCCGGATTCAAGACAAATGGCCCTAGTTTCAAATAAAGGAAATGTGCTTTCAAGCTGGTTCTTCTACAACAATTCCGGATACGAATCTGCTGCAATATCACTGAAAAACATTGAAGGTGAAACGCTTTACCTATACCCGTTTGACATCAGAATGAACAGCGGGAACAAGGGAACTCAGATAACAAACGGAGATATAAGATTGAATATGGGAGATTTGGGTATGATTATAAATCCTACTCAAATAACAATGACTGATGGTGGAAATTCTGTTACAGGATTTACTGGAAGCTTTTTGGTATATTCATTATATGATGAATCAAATCCACTTGGAGAAAAAATATGGAAAAAAGTTAGTGTAAAAAATGGAATCATATATAAGATAGAAAACTGGTTTATTTAAAAAATAAAGATATGGGAAAAGGATTTTTGGATTATGATGCAGTAACGACAAATGATTTGTTACGTACAGTAAAAGAAAACAAGGACAGATTTCCTCTTGACTCTGATTTGAACGAATTTTCTGAAAAACTTCTTCCAAACAGTGTTATTTCAAGAGAAATAAATAAAATAAAAGATGCTACAAGCAATAATAAAGGATATTTCCTGAATGTTGAAATCCTTAAAGATGCTTACCCTACAACAAATGAGGGTAGCAAAGCCTATGTTGGAAACAGCTATCCATACATGATTTATTTATTCCAAGGAGGAGAGTGGATAAACAGTGGTCAGGCCGGAGGTGATGATACTTTCAACGCTGGAGATTTTTACACCAAATTACAAATAGACCAGCAGCGCGAAGTTATTAATGGTGAGATTTCACGCGTAGAAAATGGAGCAAATTATGAAGTGCTTGAATATGAAATAAACATAGCCACTACTCGTTTGAAGGTAGATGAAAAAAACAGAAAAGGTGGGTATATGATTACATACAATCCTGGTACTGGTTGGATAAAAGAGCAGTACATTGGAGAGTTAACAGATAATGAAGAGTGGATAAAAGATGAAAATTGGAAACCGGAGATTCTTAATGATAGCATACAGGCAATAGCTGAAAATGCACAAAAGCAGGCCGATTTAGCGTCCAAAAATGCAAATATGGCTATGACTCAAGCAAATTACGCAAATGAGCAGGCTAATAATGCAAAGAACGCTGCATTAGGAGTAACAAGTGAAGTTTTAAAAACGATGCCAGTTGGTACTATGTTAATGTCAGCAAAAGGAAATATATTTGGAGAAGAATGGATTGAATCAGGTTCTTTTATTATTAATGAATTTGAAGAAATAGCAATTAAAGAGGCTCAGACTTATGCTTCTTACGGAGTATTTTCAGATGATAATGTGACATTTGTTGTTCTTGATACAAAAATGTTTTATTCAAAAGATGGATATTTGTGGAATGAATGTAACATTAAGTTTAATAATGAAGATTCTTTATCTGTAGTATCAGTTTGTCAATTTTCAAATAACATATATTATGCAATTGGATTTTCGTTTTCAAGATTTGCTCTAATAAAGTCAGAAGATGGAGGTGTTAATTGGAGTGAACTAGAATACCCATTTGGCGAAGACCCAATTATGTATCTTGTACGTTCAGGTGTTTATCTTTATGCGATTGGTAATAATGTTTGCTATTACATTTCAGGACACGAAGATGTATGGACTAAAGAAGAGACTGGAGCTACATTAGATTTTAGTTTAACCTCTTCTTCAGTAATACCTTACAAAAAAAGTTCAGATATTGGTATTATTTTAATTACTGGAAATAATGTATATTCAAGAAAGTCTTTTAGAGATAATTCATGGGAACAAAAAGCAAATTTCACAAGTACAAACTCTGATAACATAAATTATCTATATTGTTCTTATAGTGAAAAATTAGGATGTTTTTTAATTGCAACAATCGAAAGAAATTCAGTTGGTGGAGGTTCTATTGCTAAATTATATAAATCAGAAGATTTGGAATCTTGGGATGATATTACACATACTCTTCCAAATGGTGAAATAAATTATATAGGAGGTAATATAAATGCAGATGGTGTTTTTGTGCTATACACTGCAAATGAATATCTATACTCAAATGACTTGGTAAATTGGATAAGCGGGGAAAACCCATCAATTAATAACAGCCGTTTATGCAGTAATAATAAAAATATATTTGTAATTTCTATAAAAGGAATTTTATACAAATCAGACAATCCTATTTTTTTCCCTGAAATACCTTATGGATATGTAAAAATTAAATAATATAAAAATAATATACAATAATAAAAAATAAAAATGAAGAAGATACGTTACAACAGCTTTATAGCAAAATTACTTTGGAGTGAATACAATACAATCACACTGGCCGCATGGGTATGTACAAAATACAAGAATAAGGAAGAAATGCCCCAGAGAATACGAAACCATGAATGCACGCACGCAAGACAATGGGTAGAGTGTATGCTTGCAAGTGGAGTTGTTATATGGGCCCTGGTTCTTTTTGCAGGAATATCTGCATTATGGTTTGCATTGTCTTTTATTTCATTCTACATTCTGTATGTATTGGAATGGCTTGTAAAGATACCATTTTACGGTAAGAACGCATACGAGAATATCTCTTTTGAGCGTGAAGCCTATGCTTGTGAGAATGACAACAATTACATCGAAAACGGTGATTACTTTGAATGGATAAGATACATTTTAAGATAATCGTATTAATACCTTTTTATTAACATAAAATCAAAGATATATGACACAGCTTAATTTTACAAAGAATGGTAATTCATGGATTTCAGATGAGATACAGGTATCCTCTGATTTCAACATACACATTGAGAGAAGCCGCCCGGCACAGTTCAACATAATGCAAAAAACAAGCGGAGAAAAGTGGGCAGAAATACCGGAAGCAGAGAAGTACGCAAACAAGAATGTAATTGACGTAGACATACAGATTCTTGTTCCTAAGAGCATAAAGATAATCAGCTACTCAGAAGTTACACAGGCTCAATACACGGCAGTATGAGAACAAATGTTATAAAAAGCCGGCTAAAGGCAAACATAATAGGTGATGGAAGAAAGAAATCAAATCCTTCACCTCCTGAAGAAAACATAACTGATGCGCTTCTTATGGAAGACGGAAGCCTGTTCTTAATGGAGGACGGAACCTACTTCAAGCTGGAGAATCAGGAAAATTCTTCTGCACCCAAAAAATCATATTGGAACTTTTAAACATTGAATTATGGCAATAGAAGGAACGAAATTATCAGACCTCAAAAATAAGGTTGAAGATATAAAAGGAACTGAGCGTATATACGTGACGGATGGAAGTGGTGTGCCTAAGTATATTGAGACAAGCCAGCTAGCAACTCAGAAGGACTTGGGGGATATTGAAAAAATACTTGACAAAATTATAGGAGGTTGATTATGGCAATATCAGACAAATTACAAAGTATTCTCGATAGCAAAGCCGCAATTAAGGCCGCTATAGAAGCAAAAGGTGTATCAGATGTTGGTGATGTGCTAGCTGAATACCCTTCCAAAATTAATAGTATTCAGAATGGAGCGAGCGACTACGAATTGGAAGCAAAAATGCTTGTATTACCCGTAAGCACTACCACAATTACGACCAAAGAAAATAAAACAGCGGCAATAGCCACTAACGACCACATTAAGATAATTGATGAGAACCTGAAACAATACACCGTTAAAGAATGGAATGACAGGACTGTGACTAATGGATTTGACAACTCTTTATCTGCTAAACCTATAGGATTTTCACTCGAATGCAATGACGTAAGAGTAAATGTAAGATGGCCTTACGTAGGTAAGATTTGGAATTGCTTGGGAACTTCAAGTGCAGACAATTCTATGCAGCATTCAATTTTTGAATACGACCAAAGAACAAGCGCAGGAAGCGGTGAAGATTACGTACCTTCACAAGACGGCAACCTGGGAACTAATACCATTGGCAGTTACAATGCGGCAGATTGGGAGATTACGGATAATGGAGACAACTTAACCCTTTATTGCGGCAACACAAAACAAAGTTGGACTATGTCGAAAAATTGCGGTAACGCCAACTTTATGGTTGCATTCAATTACAAAGACAGAAACGATGCGATGATAGCACAGAATGAATGGATGCGTCATAGATTCGCAATCTGTAGCGGTATTCAGACAACTGAATCGGACGGAACGGTTAAGAGTGTCGAGATACTTAATGCGAACGGTACACAGGCGGAAGTCGGTGAGGATATGTATTTCTATATAGACGGACAGAATACTACACTTAAGGCTAAGTATAACCTGAATAACAGGCATGCTGTAAGTTCGGCTTACCTGACTGACGAGATAGCGGAGTACATCTATTCAAAACAAGTAGAGAATGGAATTAACATGAACGATACGGGTGTTAATTCGGAAGATAAGCCTATTCTTGTTAGAGGTGCAAAAGGAGCGGAAGCTATAGCCGTAAACGGTTACTGGTATATTATCACTCCTTACGTATCAAGGCCGAACGGCACGCAGACAAACTTTGATTATAACATAATTGACTCTCCTGCAATTTACTATTGTGAAAGTGTTGGTGACGGTGTATACTTGTGTGGAGACAATGAATTGTTACCTATATGGACAAATAAGAATATCATAAACGGATTGATAAATTATTTGAGAACTTATGAAGGAAGGACAGAAGAAATCCCATCTTATAACAGCGGCAACGCCTGGTCGTGCGTTAGGGGCAATGGCTACGTCGCGTGGTTCGTGAGTTTTGGCGGTGGCAGCTGTAACGTCAATTTCACGTTCAACAGGTATAGTGTGTGGCCGTCCTCGGCTTTCTAAATTGGTATAACCGATGGCGTGCGGATGCACGCTATCTTAAATGATAATGATACGTGAACAGAGCAAATCATAACAGACTTAACACTCCGATAATCACAAGAGTAATAGAGTTGAATAAATACCTATTACAAATATCGGAAAGAGCAAAGAACATAATCAAGAGAAACTACTTGGATGCGGTTCTCAAGAAAGGTGCAACTTTATTTGACTACGCAATGCGTCAGTTGAAAGGATTGGACTATAAAAAAAGGGCGTCTGATTTGGTTTACGAGATACAAAGTAGTGTATACTTTATATCCGCTTTAGGCGGATGTGACGCAAGGTCATGTGCAATAATAGACAGATTTTGCGATGAGGTATTGGTAATGCTCGGGAAGTTAAGTAACGTCAGCCCCGAAAAGTCTTGAACTATGTCGGCAGAACGATTTTTATTGAAAGGTCTCCATGCTTGCGATATGCAAGCTATGTCGAATAATGGAGAAGAGAGCGGCAACGCCTGGTCGTGCGTTAGGAACAATGGCAACAACGCGTGGTACGTGAATTTTGGCAATGGCAACTGTAACAACAATAACACGAACAACAGGTATAGTGTGTGGCCGTCCTCGGAGTTCGATAAGATAGTAGATGATTGGCTTCAAGCTGAAAGAGAATGCTATAAAAACAAGCATTCATCATTTGAAGCTGCACGTTATCATTATCATTTGTCTAATATATACGACTTGGTTGAAAGAGTAAAAAACAATTATAAACCAACTACAAGTACATGTTTTGTGCTTCAATACCCGGTGTATAGGGAAGTTTTTGCAGCCAACTATACGGACAGAATAGTGCATCATTATATAGCACCGATGATTAGCACGGTAGCCGAGTCAGTTCATAGCATAAACGGGAATGTAAGCCATGGGAACAGGACTGGTTATTCATCGTCTACCGCAGTAATGCAGATATATAACAACATCAAGGAAATGTCAAACGGATATAGAGATTCATGCTATGTGTCAACGATGGACGTAAGCGGATTCTTTATGTCAATAGACAAGGAGGTGGCATATAATATATTCAGGTATTATTCGGATTTATATTATAAAGGGAGCGACAGACACGATAAACTTATGATTCTGAAAAAACTTATGGAACATAATCCTACAGAGGACTGCATAAGAAAGTCGCCTATAAGGATGTGGGATAATGTTCAGAAAGAAAAAAGCCTTTTTGGAGCAGGATACGGAAAAGGTCTTCCAATAGGTAATTTCTACTCTCAACTTATAGCAAATATTCTGATGTCCGCTGTTGACGAAAGAATCACAAGCATTGACGGATTGAAATACACAAGATTCGTTGACGACATATGTCTAGTCGCTAAGACTCCGGAAGAAATAGTTGAAGCAAGATATATATTGTATGACACTCTGAACGATTTGAAGTTATTGCTTCACCCTAAAAAATTTTACATACAGCCATATTGGCATGGAGTTAAATTTTGTGGCAAGGTTGTTAAATGCAACCGGATATACATATCAAACAGAACAGTTGGGGCAATAACGGAAAAAATAAGAATCTATTCTAAAAACCCAAGCCTGGATACAGCAAAACATTTGATGCAAAGCATAAACAGCTACTTTGGATTGATGAAAAATACGGCATCTTTCAATATCCGAAAAAGGATAATGGGTATGGCTTTAGATAGTTTCTCTGAATGGCTATACTTTGTAAAGAAAGGAGAAGTTTATATATGTAGAATAAAGGCTAAATATAACCCTGTAAAAACAAGTATTCGTAACGCTAATCGTTTCATAAAAAAGCATAATGGGAAGAACAGATATATACGGAAATCTAAAGATAGAAGAAAATAACGGAGTATTAATAGCTAAATTCAAAAAAAGTATGAAATACGGAAAATTAAACAATGAAACTCTTGATATTAAAGAGGTTGAAAATGGAATGGAAGTAGGCGGCAGTCTTACCGAACAGCAGATTATTGCAAATGGGTATAAACCCGTATGTGAAGTGGAGAAGTCTGGCGATTCAACTTTTTGTGTGTATAAGGAATACGATGTATGCTTTGTTCAGATATGGAAACGAGACGGCGAAGAAGTGCAAGAAGATGAGATTTGGACTTCTGAAAGCGAAACAATGCCTAAATTATCTGATTTGGAAAGATTGAAAAGAGACATATCTATGGTTAATGAGAATATAAACTCATTAGGCCTATCTAATAATGAAGCATTGTCGGTAAAAGAGTTTTACCCCGTGTGGAACGAAAACTCGCTTTCAATCAATAAGGGAGACAAGTATCAGCACAACGGAAAGCTGTATGAAGCCGACCAAGCACACACAAGCGAAGCGAACTTTTCACCCGACAGAATGAGTTCAATTTGGCATGTAGTAGTAGAAGACCATGATGGAACATTGGAAGACCCGATACCGTACAACGAAGAATTAAATCCGTTATGGCAGGGAATGATATTGGAAGAAGGAAAGTATTACACGCAGTCAGGAACCGTGTATAAGTGCACAAGAGACAGTGGAATTAAACTGACACAAAATTTGGCCGATTTGGTTGGCCATTATGTTGAACAAATAAAATAATAATCTATGAAAGTAATTGATTGGTTAAAGGAAAGCAACAGAATGTCACATCTTAAAGCAGGATTTATAATCTGGATTGCTCTTATGTTTGTTGCTTCATGCTGTTTATCATGCTTCGATTCTATTTTAGGAATTACGAAGATGCAGGAAGGGGCTATTGCCATAACCTGCACAGTTTTGTCTGATGCGGCTGTTTTAATTGCTATGTGTTCAGTAGAATACATACAAAAATCGTCAGGAATAGGAAAGTGGGACTGGCTTGATGTGCTAGCCGGCTGTATTTTCCCTATTTTCGCTTCTTTATTTGTATTCGCATTTTCCATGATATATTAATTTGTTGTTATACATTACATATTTGTACTTATTTAATTTTGATAATAGATTTGTATTTGATACCTTTTTAGGGTAATAACATAATAAAATCAATGATATATGGCGAAGAAAATTAAAGAGACGAAGACACCACTAGGCGGTGGATATGTGGGCCTTCCTAAGACAAAAACGACTAAGAAATGATTAAGAAACTGGTATCCTTGCTGAGGAATAAATCAGCAAGGATATTTTTTAAGATTTACGAACCATTTGTTTATTCGTTGTGTCTGTCCATCGTTTCCTGTACGTTCATGATTGATTACTTTTCTGACGGAACGTTTATTTCTCAGGAAGACTACGATAAACGGGTGTTTCTTATGTCTTTAATAGGAGGATGCTCAATACCAACAATAATAAGAATCATATCATATTCTTCAGGGTTATGCAAGTGGTATATGGCAAACATAACATGCCTTCTTATCAACAACATGTCCGGATTTGCCTACTACTTTGGCTGGATAGGTTACATTCCATACGTGTTTATGGCAACCGGTCTTAGCTGTGCAGGTGTTATGAGTTTCCTCGTATTCAGGATATTCTACCGTATTACTGACGAGGTATGCCTCCGTCGCACAGATTTATAAGAATAAAGAATATCTGCAAACCGTATTGTCGGAGAAGTTCAACATCGAATTTATTCGACTTTTTTATGCATGTATATACTCCGATTATTTCTGTAGATTTGTTTATATTAAACTTCTTCTTGATATTCTCTATATGCTTGTCTACCGTCTTTGTAGAAAGGAACAGTCTTTCAGCTATTTCTTTCTGTGAGAAACCATGACCGGCAAGTTCAAGTACTTCCATTTCTCTTTCTGTAAGTTCAGGATTTCCAGCTTCGCTAATTGGGGAATTTTCCTTATTTTCAATGCGTTTCATGTCGTGTAACTTTGTGTCCAGCTAAGATAAGAATTAATTCTTAGCCTGCAAAGCCTGAAGCATTTAGAGGGCGCACAAACACAACAAATATGCAGATAAAAGGCATGGATGGCCAGTCTTATAGTGTGACTGGTCAGAATCAAGGTAATTGGAACAGCGCAGGCGGTATCCTTGGCGCAGCTTCTTTCTTCGGTATTAACGCTGGAAATATTCTCGGTCGAAACGGATGGGGATGCAACAATGACGGTTACGGATGTTCTGACAATACTCCTGTGAACCGATATGAGTTGAATCTTGTAACTTCACTTGGTGCAAAAGACAGCGAAATCGCATTGTTGAAAGCTGACAAGTACACTGACCAGAAGATTGTAGAAGCTGTTGCATACTTGCAGGGTGAAATCGGTAAGGTAGCAACCAAACTTGAAAACTTCAAGGATGCACAGAACGCAGTAAACTTGCAGCAGGCTACTTACAACGCTACCGCAACAGCTAACATCGGTTGCATTGGCCAGCAAGTTGCCCAGTTGCAGTCAATGTTCAATCTTGTTGTTCCAAGCAACAAAGTATGTGACACTTGCTGCAATCAGTAAGATTTTCGGGGTAGGATAGTCCTACCCCTTAACCATTCAACTATCAGATTATATGCAATATACTAACTCACAGATTTTGGCAGCTGTATTAAACAAGTGGTTACAACCAGTAGTATTACAATTCTCTCAGGCGAAAATGGCATCTTTCCCTGTTGTGCAGGCTATTGAGAATAAAATACGAAGCACTGGGTGGGTAAATCCGAACTGGAGTTTGACAAAAGAACTTTCCCCGATGATTGAGCCTATCACCAACAGCATCGTACAGCCTATGCTTAACAGATACCTTTCCAATGTACCTGACGAAGCTATTCCGGCTATGGCACACGGAATCATTGACAAGGCTATTGGAGAAGGGAAGCTTGAACTCATGGAAGGTAAACTGATATTCGATAAGGAGGATTTGCAAGAGCTTAAAAAGCTTCTTAACTACAACCTTCCGATAAAAGAAAATGAAGAATACAATGTGATTACTTCTGCTCCGGAAGCGAAAACTGAAAAAAAATAATCGGGCCAACGCCCTCGGCGCGATTGTATTGATTAATAGGGGGCATAAACTATACAATTATGAATTGCAACGCTATTCAACCAGCAGTTATCACCGCAACACTTGCAGCAGGATCAAGTGCTTCTCCTTATTATGCACAAGTAAACATTTCTCAACGTCTGTGCTACAAGACTTGTAAGGACGTTGCTCCGGTATTCAATCCACAATTTTCTTTCGTAAGCCTTGAATCAGTAGGTACTAACCAGTATGTTCTTACCGTAAACGTTCAGGGTATCATTTCTTATGTTCCTTGCGGAGGTGGATGCTGCACAAAGACACAGCCGATTAACCAGAACTTCACTATTCCTATCTATTCTACAACCGCACTTACCGGTGTAAACGTAGCAGCAGGTAGCGTAGTTAATTCTGTAGCTGCATCCGCTTGTCAGAACTGTAGCCGTATGTTCGTAAGCGAAACACCGCTTACAATCACTACAACTACTGCAGCATAATGGAGTGTGTATTGATTGCATTAGTCTGCATGATGGTGGGTGTGACAGCCCACCATCTTGGATTGACGGAAGAAGCAGCAAAGATTGTAAGTAAGATTGCAGAGTGTCCTAAGTGCTGCACGTTTTGGATTTCGCTTTTTGTGCTTACGATTAAAGGTTGTGACTTGTTTGTGTCGGTAGTAATGTCTTTGTTTATGGCTTATCTGTCATTCTATTTCGGACTTGTGCTTGTTGTTTTACAAAAATTATATGACTGGATATGGAAAATAATAAATCGGTAAAGGAAACTAAGGCAATATCAAATCAAGTGTTTGTGCCGATTAGGAAGAAATACAAACCAATCCCGAAATTCAACGGTAAGTGCCCAAATTGTTAAATTGATTGAGTTATTATGACAAAAGAACAGATGATGCAGGAGTACGAAAGGTACAAGAGCAAAATAATAAATTCTAAAGATATTAAGCACATGGAAGTGTTGTCTGACGTGTGCGAATATCTTTTCGAGCAGATGTCTATGAAAATGCCGGAAGTGGCAGAAAGCGCATTGTCTCACCTTGCAAGCACTGAATGGGACAACTATCTTTCCGAGCAGGAAGCTAAGAATATCAGTATTCGTACCGTAAACCAGTACGGTATAAAAGGTTTCCACTGGAATCATGACGTGTTCATCAAGGCAGTTGAGAGCCTTGGAGGTATCACGGAAGAAAAGCCGTATTACAACTCATACGCGCTCTGTGTAGTAGCAAATATGGTATACTCCGACCACGCACTGAGTATTGCCATGGATATGGGTTACAAATCTCCTGCCGAGGTTCCAAATGAAAAGATGGCCTTGTCTTGCTACAGGAAAGCCGTAGAAATGCTTAAGGACATTGACCACGGATTTAAAGCAAGGAAATACTTTAAATGCAAGATGTACAGCAATTCACCAATGTAAACTGGTTGATTTGGGTAATATGTTATAAATGAGGTCCTGACGGTTGTATAATTGTCCGGACCTCATTTATTTTTTTGATGTTAAATCGGTACATTTGCCTTTATGGAAGATAAAGGTGTTATTTCTGGAGCAATACAAGGAGGATTTGCGAGCATCGCAGTCGGATTTGTAAGTGAATCACTTAACCACATGATACCGTGGCTTATAGTGAGTTTTGTTGTGATCATGACCGACCTTGCATTTGGTGTAAGGAAGAGTTTGCTAACAGGTGAGAAAGTCAGGTTTTCAAGAGCCATGCGTGCGACAATGGGTAAGATGGTGACATACTTTGCATTTGTCTGTATGGTATGCATGCTTAACGTGGCTTCCGGATTGAACTGGCAGATTGACGTTTATTCCTGTCTGCTTGTATGTTTTATTGAAGTATGCAGCATATTTGGAAACATACTAAAGCCAAAAGGAATAAGAATTGACCTTCTTGGAGCGGCTAGGGTATTTGCAAAAAAAGCTGCAAACGTAGACAGTGAAGACGTCAAATGTATTCTTAGAGAAGATAAACAAGATAAAAACGACAAAAATGAAAACAATGAGAAAGATTGAAAGAGTTTTTGTTCACTGTACCGCAAGCCGGCAGAGTGCAACAGTTAATGACATCAAGGCTGAATTCAAGAAAAAGGGATGGAAGAATCCTGGATACCACTACCTTATTGAAAAATCAGGAGTTATAAGCCAGCTGCTTGATGATTCAGGTGTAAGCAACGGTGTAAAGGGTTATAACTCTACTTCTATAAACGTGGCATATATCGGAGGTATTGACGACACCGGAAAAGGTGTTGACAACCGTACAGAGGAACAGAAGAAGTCGTTGAGAAACCTTCTGAAAATACTTCACAAGAAATATCCTGATGCCGAGATAATGGGGCACCGTGACATCAGTCCGGACCAGAACAACAACGGAATTGTTGATTCATGGGAAAGAATCAAGGAATGTCCTTGTTTTAACGCAAAAGAGGAGTACAAGGACTTATGATTTCTGACACAATTGAGGCAGAAGAAAAGACAAAAGAAGAAAAGAAAAAAGCATTGGAACCGATAAAGTTTGAATGGCCATGAAAGCGGTAATTCTTATTATCATTTTGGTTTTATCCGGGTGTGCATCTTCCAGAAAAAGGAACTCGGAAGAGTACATAATATCTTCACTGGACAGAATAAGCGAAAGGGTGGATTCTGTTACAAGAAACATGTATCATTATTCTGTGAAAAAAGAAAGCGTTACAGGCGAACTTGTAGTCAAGAGTACGGAAACAAAATTCTCCGCACCTGACAGTTCAGGGAACCAGCATATAATATCCAGAACAGAAACGGAGTCAGTGTACAAGGAGACATCAGACGCAAAGACAGATGTATACAATGAAGACAGGATGCAATCCGGATCGAGAATAAGGGATTCAACTCACCAGGATATAGTATATTCAAAGGAAGTTGAGAAAGAAACAAAAAGGCCGGCAGCATTGACATGGGTAATAATATCTTCTGTAATAGCTTCGCTGGCATATATTATATACAGATTCATACTGAAAAAATAATATGCTGGATATAGTCATAGACATAGATACGCAAAAGGTATACGATGAAGTGTATGCAATCACATCACATACAGGAAAGGCAGCAGGTAACATAGACGGAATATCATTGTCAGAAGATGAGATAAGAATTATAGAGCCGTTCATGAAGGAAAGTACCGGAGAGCTTGGCGACATTCTATCGTATTACGGAACATTGTCTGTAAATTCCGATAAAATATCCGTTTCATTGTCTATGCCATCCAACTGGAAAGAATCTCTTAAAGATTCTCTTTCGCAGTGTATTTCCAATTACATATCAAACTCTATATGCCAGAGATGGTTTTCAATTTCTGACAAGGAGGACGTGAAATACTATGCCGACAAAGTTCTTGTAAACGAAAAGAACATAAACAAGATTTTAAGCGAAAGGAAAAAACCTCAAAGACAATAATAAAACATGGATAAGAAAGCCATACTAGACAAAGTATACACACGGACCTACTATATTGGAGAGTCCAGAAAGAGAGAAAACATAGATGCAAGTATCATTCAGGCGTGCGAGGACAATTCCGACATTCTTGAAGACTATTTTAAGTCCGCATTGAACGAGCTTAACTTTTACTCGCAGAAAAGACTTGTAAAGGTTGTAATGAACGAAGAAACAATAGAAGTTACAAGCGAAAGGGTAAAAAATGAGGAATTAAAGGAATGCCTTGAAAATCTCGTATCAGACTATCTTGCAGAATATGTGCTGTTCAGATGGCTTTCCGACAACGGATACGGAATAAGTCCTGAAGGAGTTTCAAACGCTCTTGAAAACGTGAAGGACTGTATATGCGCTCTTGCACCTAAAGTAAGAAGAAGGGCCGCAAACATGGGAATATAAGAAAGGGAAAGCTAAAAACTTCCCTTTTCTTTTTTCTATCTGAGCCTGTTCGTAAAGCTTTCATCCACATTCATTTCTATGTAGTTGATTGATACGTCAGTCCTAACACCTCCTACAAGACACACCATGAAGTATTTGTATGGCCTGCTCTTGTTCATCTTTGTAACCAGGTCCCTGATATCAGCCATCTTTTCCTTTTTAGCAACAAGTTCAAAGTGTTCAGCGTCATTTGAAGCAAGTACATACATTCCTACGTCAGAAAATATATCTACCGTGTCACCTCTGAACATTACCGGCTCACCTTTTATGTAAAGGTCGGAAAGGCTTCTTTTTACTATTCCCCTTAAAGCTGTCTGAAGTATTCGCTTGTGTGTAAGAGTACCCATCTTGATAGGCCTGCTTATAAGTGCTATGGTAGACACGCTTCTATGGGTGTTGTTAAGGTCAAGTATCTGGTTTCCGCTTACAGCCCACGTGTAAGGGTAGGAGTTGACGAATGAATCTATATTCTGTGATATTTTATGCCATTCCCCGGTCTTCAATGAATAAACGTACGAATAAGGAAAATTCATGTTTGCAACAACAATTTCCTTTGCTTCATAGTTGTATCCTATCTTTGCTTCTTCTATATAGTCAGGGAACACAACGCTTGATATATCGTCACCCAGAGAAGCTACATTTAGTATCTTAACTATTATAGGTGAAGATACGGAACATGAAGGAAGGAATCCGTATATCTTTTCCGAGATTAGCTCTGTAACAGTTCCGTTAATTACCATAAGACCGCGGTCGGTTGAAAATGCGACCATAGTATCAAGTCCGCATATAGAATCCGGATTGTTGCACACGTCACGCGTAACAGGTGTCTGATTTGAATATGCTACTTCTCCGCTTCCTACATTCATGGCGTATATGCCGTCTTTTGTGAATACGTAAAGAGGGAACTGGCCGAACTGTCCTTGAGATAGGGCCACGACGTTTGACTGTACTCCGACAATATCAGTATTGAACTGATAAACCTGGTCAGCAGGAAAGAAAAACGGATTGTTCAGGTTTGAAACATACATTACATTTCCTTTTTCGTAATCAATGTTGTCTGTTGTTTCTCCAACTTCCATGCTTTCAAAATCGCTTATCTTTATAACGTCAAAGAACCCTGTATTTTGTTTAACGCTTCCTCTTTCATATTCATATTCCTTACAATAAAATGAAAAATCAAAGTAATCGCTTTTTTTCAAATCAATCTGGATTCCTACAACCGGAACATTATATTCATATCTATATATGATCATCTTGTATGCCCTGCTGTCAGGGTACATGATGAATGTCCTTATGTATTTACCTATTTCCCATTTCTCTATAACTTTATCACCGTCTGAAGCATGAATGTATATGTGTATCAGGAATTGATATTCCTTTGCGGTAGAAGACACTCTTACACCACTTGAAAGAGTTCTCTTTATTCCGATAAGATGAAGCCTGTTGTTATATGAATAAGACGATTTTGGCAATATTGAATGATGCGTGTTAAAACTGTCAACCATGTGCGGAAGGGTTGCAAGGTTATCTATAGAAACGTCAATATCAACAGATTTTTTTGTTTCACCAAGTTTTAACGATGTAATATTATACATCAGGCTGATATTATTCGCCCTTTCAATCGGTTTCTTGCAGTTCATCTCAAACTGTGATATATAAATTCCGACATAGTCTTTCTGCAGTCTTGTCCTAAAATTATCAGTGGAAAATATTTCTATTCCTATTATAATATCGCTCCATGCGGAAAGATCATATTCTTCAAAAAAGAATGAAGGCTTAAAGCAAAGTATATGTGCCTGCATAACTCCATTCGAATTTGTTTGAGCAAAAAACTGATTTGAATAACCTCCGGACAATTCAATATTCTGAGGGTTATTCCTGTCTCCATAAGTAATAGTCACTGAATCATCAGAATCAAGGAATATAATCTGTATTTCAGTTGACTTGATATAACTTCCGTCAAACATCCTGAAAGCCGCGCAAAACGCAGCAGAATAGCAGTAACACCCGTTTTTATTAGCTTCGCTAAGAACTTTAGTGAAGTTACCATACCTTACTTCATCATCGTTATCTGATATTTCATCTATTTCAACGGAAACAGCTTTCACTTCCTTATCAATTCCGAACTCAGGTACGTCAGGAATTTCACCAAGATAAATATATGAACCGTTCCTGAAAAGGATATACCTTATACCTTCATCTGTTATTACCGATATTGTATTTCCTATAAATTCTATGCTTTTTGCCTTCAAATCACCGGTCATTATAGTTTCTGATGAAAGATCCTCCGGCATTTCGTACATCTGGCCGGACTCGGTTATTCCTATATACCTTTTAGCTATAGAATGATGGTATATCTTGGAATACGTGTGTGCAGTCTGCTTTAGCATTATCGGTTTACCGATCGGTTCTATACTTGAATTGTTCACGCGAGCATTAATAAGCTCCATGCATTCACCGTCAGCACTTATTCCATCGTCAGTGTTACGGGTTATTCCCTTAAATTGTATCTTTATATTTTCCATAGAAGCAAATTAACTTATTACTTATCAATGTCATTTGCGTTTTCAGGAATTTTTTCTGAATGTGGTTTCATTTCTTTCATTTTACAATGCAGCATTGCAATAGCGTTCCATGCCACCTGAGCTATATGCAGACACCCTGTTTCCTGGTCAATTTCGTTACCTTTCTCAACTTCCGTCAGGTGCCTTAGCATTGCACCCTTGTATCTCTGGTATCCGTCAGGTAAGTTCTGCCACTTGTTAGGTCCGTATTTCTTGGCTCCTGCAGTATATACTTTCGCTATTTCCTCAAGCTCCGGCCATGGAAGAAGATCCATCATTATCTTATCGTCTTTACGGTCGTTCTTGATGCTATTGTATTCAATTTCATCAATAATTTTATCGAGTTGGGAAATATATATATGAAAGCATACAGAATCATCTCTAATAAATTCACATGATTCATTATCAATATTTTTAATTGTTAATGTTTTACATGCTATATGACTTGCAAAATAATTACCTATTTTGCATTCTTTTACAAGATATTCATAATCTTTGATTTTAACTCTGTCACCTACTTTGTATTTCATAATTAAATATAATTACTTTATAAGTTCGAAATCATAAACAAACACGTATGGGTTACTCTCCCAGTCACCTTTCTTTCCTACTTTGTCAATCAGAAAAGAATAGGCATTTTGTGGGGTATAAGTAGCAAGCATCGTATCTCCTTTCCAATCTTTGACATAGTATCTAGGTGTGCCATCTTCGGAAATTATTTCCTCTACACCCTCTGCTAAACAATCATCATCCGATATATCCTGCAAACGCTCAATTCTTACGTTGGTGATTTTGATTTGATGCGGCATAAGTTCCGGCTTAACAAACATCTTGTTGCTCCATCCTCTGTTTTTACTTCCAACTATACAGGATATATAATCCCATCTTGGAGTTCCATCATCCATAAATCCACCGCAAGCCGTGTAATTCTGCGCAACAGCTACAATTTCACCAACTTTCAATATACAGAACTTAGTGTTTCTTATATCAATAAAATCACCAAATTCATTTTCTACTACAAGGGTATCATCTCTTTCATCCCATTGCAAAGTGAAAAATTCTTTTGGAATAAACCTTCTTGTCTGCGTCTTTCTTCCTTCAATTACGGCTTTTGTAAGTCCGTACTTATCGTTGAACATTATCTTCTTCATATCCATTCCTCCAAATCTTTATCTGTACCTAATAAGTGTGCGGTTTTGTCGTTGTAAGGGATGCACTGTTCGTAAGCAATACCTCCAACTGTTACATACATTACTACACCGTCAAATCTTATTGTTTTATGACTAAATTGACACAAACACCAATCGATACTTTTACATAAAACCCAATCTTTAGGATTAAACTTACATACAGGTTTTACTTCAATATTGAAGAAGCGTTTCAAATATTCTTTGGATTTTGGATCTTTGATTTCTTTTAGTCCGTCAATAAGTATTTTCCTTTGTTCTTCATTAGCATAACCTTTTACATCGCAAGTAAAATCTTGACAATCAAAAAACTTATTACCTATAATGTCAATACCAAAATATGCACTAAAACACCCATGTCTTCCTTTTGTTTTTTTATAAATAAATGGAAGACCAATTCCGGAGATTAACACATCTCCATCACAATAAGCCATGTATTCTGGTACTTCAAGCATTAGGTCGTTATCACTATCTTTTCCATCTGCCTCAGAACCGTTTATCGTGTAAGTGAGTATCCTCTCCATTATTTTTTCATCAAGCAATGCAACAATATTGTATATACTGTCAGACTTTTTATCCCAGCAAATAACTCTTGCATTTCTTCCGTCACGTGTCACAATATTACCATTTACTTCACCATTAGTAATTTTCTTTGCTATTTCCACAGCAAACGGCACTCTAACCATTTTATTTTCCATATCATTTACTTTTTAATCGTTTCAAAACATCTTTGTTGGCTTCTAAAATCTTTTCAAATGATGGAATCGGCATCCAAGCAATAATTTTTTCACCACCAAAACTCCATACACCGTCTGTATAATACATGTAGTGATTATCTCCAAAATACACATCAGTATCAATTCTTACCATTCCGTTATATTCAAACAAAACAAAAACTTTTTCATTTTCCTGTGGCTTTCTTTCATCTACCATTATCCACTGAATTTTCAACGCTTCATCCCATCCATTCAGATATGCTTCTTTCAAATCTTCACCTGTAAAGAACTGTTTTCCGTTCATTCGTGTAGAATTAATTATATGAGGAAACATCTTGTCATTTACGTATCTTTTTGCTTTATCTTGCTTCTCCATATCATTTACTTTTTAAATGTTGCACACTATCATTAAGAAGGTTAATAGCAAACTGCAATCCGTCAACTAAACCCTTGGAGTAATTTGTAGTTATCAGTTCACTTGTTATTTTGCGTACTTCCTTTTTCCTTTCTTCAAGTGCTTCAATATGTTTCTCCAGGTATATGCTAAATTCTTCATTTAGCATCTTGTCAATCGGCTTAGATTGTCCTTGACATTGTAGCATCTCGTTTCCCATATCATTACTTTTTTGTTTCTACATATCCATTTACTATACACCAGCAAAGCATTTCATAGGCTGCGTCAATTAAATCTCTTTCTCTAAAATCCTCATATATTTCTTCACTTACTGCATCTACATATCCAACAGTCCAAAGGACTAAGCCTTTATCAATATACAATCTATAATCATCATCTACTGTAGCTGTCAGCAAATCCAAAATATCTTGCAAAGTAAATGTCCTTACATATTGACAATTAATTGTCGTAAATCCACGCGCTAATCTTAGAACTCCGTAATGGAGTTTCCATTCATCCCAGTCATTATAGTTGTTTAAACTCTTTGTTCTATGCCAATAGAAATTTGCCTTACTCGTATCAACACCCAACTCTTCAAGATGCTGCATCTGTTCGATTGATAATACTTGTTTGCTCATAACTTATTCCTCAACTATTAAATGATTGTGTATTTCGTTAATATCAATTATTTCAACTCCTAATAATTTCCAGCCAAGTTCGCACATGATTCTCTTAATTTCCCATCCTGTTTTTTTATTGGATTTATTCATCCCGAGGTCTTTTGAAATTTTTTCCAATGCGTTTTGGTATAGAGTTGAATGTGTATTAAGCATATTTTTAGACCAGTAAACTTCTTCTTCAGTCCGGTATGCTAATTCGTATTCTTCGCTGAATTCTACTCCTTTCGCTATGAATTTCACTAAAAAAGTTCCTTTTAGCAGCATGATTATAAATATTTCATAAAACAAATCCAGTGAGTATTTGAACGCTTACCTGATATATGACCGAACACTGGTTTTTCAGGTGTCAACTTTAAAATCTCAGAAACCTTTATATCTGTCTCATTCCACTTAAAAATCAGAAATCCACCTGATTTTAATACCCTAAAGCATTCCTTAAAACCTTTTGATAGCATATCCCTCCAGTCTTTATGAAGTGAACCATACTTTATCATTTGATAACCGTTTAACTCCTTTTTACTCCCAGTATATTTTAAATGAGGCGGATCAAATACAACCATAGAAAAAGTTTCATCTTCGTATGGCATATTAGTAAAATCACATTGAACGTCAGGGTTTACTTCAAATGTCCTACCATCGCAAAGAGTTGTCTTTATTTTACGAATATCTTGAAATAACACCCTACCATCAGATTTATCGAAATAAAACATCTTTCCACCACAGCAAGCATCCAATATTGGTTTCATACTCATTTTAAACTTTAGTTATTTTATACTCTTTTCGTTGTTCTCATTAATTCTCTGGTGAATCATAGTCTTTACTTCATTCAGTGCAGGTAAATGTTCCTGAACTTCTTCCCAGGTTAAATCAGATATGAAGTTATCAAGCTTTCTGTATAATTCTTCCAGCTTGTCGTTTGTAAGGCTGTGTCTTATCTCTTCCATATCTTCCATCGTTTACGGGATTTACATCTTTCTAACTTACTCTTTAAATCCTCTATTTCTGATTCAAGTTCCTTTACTCTTTTGTCGCTTTCGGAATACTTCTCATAATATTTGTCATACAATTCGCTTATGGATTTCATTTCATTTTTATATTCCATTTCTACTTCGAATCGTAAAGTATTCCTTAATGCAGTATATTGTGCTGCCTTGCTTCTCATTTCTTCGAACTCAGACAGCGGAATTGTAACTGTTCTCGTTTCCTTTTCCATATTGAATATTCCTCCTTTAAGTTTGTTGTGTAACTGTGATAATAATTCTAATGCTAATACAAATCCAGGTGGTATCATTTTACGTAAAGTTTAGGTAAAGTGGATTTTAGAATAAAGTTTGTTGTGTTATTGTTCCAGAAGCTGTTTCATATTCATTCATGCACTCTTCACGAAATCTTTTTTCCTGCGCATCGAAATAATCTTTGTCTATTTCTGTGGCAAAAAAATCAAATCCCATCTTATAAGCTGCTATCCTGCTACTTCCACTTCCCAGGTGAGTGTCAAGAATCTTATAGCCAGGTTTTGCAAATGTTCGTAAAAGATAAGCATACAGGGCGATTGGCTTTTGTGTGGGATGAAATTTACCCTTATCAGCTTTACCTCCCTTATTCGAAATACTTACATGCTTAGCTGGTTTATCAAAAGAAGTCCAAGCAAATTCACATTGTGAAAAATTCTCCCATACCTGCTTTTTGTCCCAACATACAAAACATCTTGTTGGAGGAAGAGGAAAGTAATTACCTCCCCATATAATCTGATTTTTGCTGACACGAAACAATTCATCAAAGTATTCCTTTGTAGGACGGATATCCCATCGCTGAATATTTCCCCTGTTTAGACACCTGTTTTTAAGTTTACCTCTTCCGTGGGTACTTTTTTTATCGAGACCATACGGTGGATCAACTATAGCAAGTTCAAAGAACTTGTCAGGAATGGATTTCATATAATCCATGCAATCCATATTATAAACTTTGCTTATTGGCATAATCAAAAAAGGCTTAATTGTTTATTTTCATCTTTTTTATCTACAAACATCTTTCTGAAAATGTGGTAAAGAACATCTACCACGATGCTGTTGACGGCCATTTTGTATTGCTGCGTCTTTCTGATTCCTGACTTCTGAATATTGTCAATATCTTTTTCGGAAACTCCCATAAGTCGGAAACATTCGCGAGGAGTGAGTTTACGGATTCGGTAATTCGCAAAGTCAGGTACCGAAATAAAACTCAAACAAGAAGAATCAATTGTAGTTTTAATTGTTCCACATATATCAGATACTGTTTGATTATAAGCATCAAGAAATTGAACTTCATGACCACTGATTTTTCCACTATCAACCAATGATTGTACTCTTTTATTCCCATATTTTTTTTCTTTTGAGCTAAAACCTGTTGGCACTGATTCCAAAATTCTTGGACCTTCACCTTTGTTTGTTGTCAAAGTAGGACACAATCCGTTTGAATCAAACACGTTTCCATTCATTCCATGACCTGAAGGATTTGTGTTTCCTACTACATAAACGTAATTATCGCAATCCCTTGAACCTGCATTAGTCAAAATACTCGATGCAATCACATCACCTGTAGTAGGTTCAAACTTAAATCCGTTTCCTTTAGCTTTATTCTTCTCGTTTCTTGCAAGAAATGTATTTACAACCTTTTCACTCAGGTAAAAACTTTCATCTACATCTTTTTCAAGAACATCTTTCAATCTTTTTTCAAGGGTAAAAGGCTTTGGAAAATGAAAAGAAACCTCTCCCAATATCGAAACCATAAAGACACGTTCCCTGTTTTGCGGTACTCCGAAGTCCTTTGCGTTGAGAACTTTCGTATAATTGCTGTAGCCCTGCCATTCAAGAAATCTGATCCATTCTTTCAGGTACGGGATAAACTTCTTCGATACGAGGTTCTTCACGTTCTCCATAAGCAGATACTTCGGACGCTTTGCCTCTATAGCCTTACGGCATTCCCAAAGCAGACTGCTTCGTGTTCCGCTACCCTCTGCAAGTCCTTTCTGCTGTCCGGCTGTACTTATGTCGGTACAAGGGAATGAGTATGTCAGAAAATCAAAATCAGGAACACTGCTCCAGTCTATCTTTGATATGTCTCCATAATTGTGTGTTTCTCCATGTACAGCCATATATGCCTGAATAGCGTACTTGTCTATCTCGCTTATTCCGACCAACTCAAAGTCTATTCCAAGTCTTTTCAATGCCATAGACTGACTTCCATAACCGCCAAATGCTTCAAAGACTCTTATCTTTTCCATTAATGTAAGGGTTGTAAGGAAGGTCATAAACTGAAACCGCTTTCCCTTTTTGTATAAGAGAAAGAATATCGCTGAACTGTGCCGGACCGAAATTCATTTCACATATAACATTTCCGTCATTGTTCACAATAGGAGGATTTAGTGGGACAAAAGAAGGGTTCGGGTAAAGTACCGGCTTAACTTTAAAAAATGGCAGATAAATAGATTCTCCTGAAATTCCTTTCAGTTCTACCATTCCGTCACGAGATACGCTTTCAAGAGAAAGCAATCCGTATTCTTCGGAAAAAACCATAAGCCCATAGGCCAGTCTGCTTCCGATAAATAAAAGCAATTCATCTACTGCATTCATATCTTGTCAAATTGTTTTTGGAGTTCGTATTCAAAGAAATATCTTATTCTGGAGTTGTCACCTTTCGAAAAAGTAAGTGCATTAGCAAATGCAGACATGCAGGCTGAATAGCATTTGTCTTTCATCCTTTCCGATTCGTCCTTAACCTTCGACTGCTCGATAATGCTTGAAGCCTGAACAGCGTTGTCAATGATTTTCTCAGCATTAGAGAAACATTCATTCACTTCTGCATACTTCTTCTTATCCTGATGGAAAATACCACCATCTTTTTTCAGAATGAATATCCGGACTCCTTCTCCTTTTTTGATGATTACCGCGATGTCAAATCCCTTGTATTCCTTCTGGTATCCTCTTCCTCCTATATTCATAGGATATTCAGTACTTTTAATCATTTTCTTCTGCTCCCTCCCAAGAGCGGTATTACGTTAAAACTCTTGAACCGGTCTATAAGACGGTCTCCGAACCTTTCCTTGAACTCATCAAGATCAAGATTGCTGGTTATGTGGTACTTCTTGAAGTGTGACTGATATATCTCATACCTTGCATACAGGAATTCATCTATCACGCTGTCAAGCGATGTACCGTAACTTTTCTGATTCTCAGTTTCAAGGCCAATATCGTTGATACAGATATTAAACGGCATTCCATCTATTCCCTTTCCTCCTTCCTCATTGTAGGTGTATCGGTCTATATGTCCGTTAATCTTGTAGTAGTTCATCATCTGTGTTACGGAAAGATTAAAGAACATGTTAGGATTGTTAGTAAGTTTCAGATATTCAGAAAACACTTGCATTAAAAGCGTCTTTCCGGTACCAGGAACTCCGAGTATCATAAGGTTTTTATGTACCTTATAGTCTTTACCCGGGAATATATTCTCAGCAAGCTTGCAGTTGTTGAAGTAGTATACCAGAAACCTTATTACGTCACGGTTATATTCGTCAACAACAAACTCCCTGAACTCTCTTTCCATATATGCGGAACCTATCTGCTCTATCATGTAACAGTGCCGGTCAAATTCATCATAATCTGTCAGGTCGAATTCAGAAACTTCCTGTATATCTTTCTTCATCCGATTTACGAGATTGTATATCTGGCTTGCTTTTAACTGAGTTTTTATCTGTTGTACGTTGTTTTCCATTGTCTCTGCATTTATTGTAGGCATCAACGCCTGTGTTTGTCCACCACCAGAAAAAGCGTCTTTTGGCATCATCTTTTGTGAGTACCGTTTTTTCCGAGCCGGTTGCACTTATGTACTCGAAGAACTTTTTAATCTGTTCCTGAATTATCTTCATGAAGTTTACGGCACCTATTCCGGACTGCCTGCACATCTGCTCTTTCCATAATTCATCAGACATAAGTTCTTTTTCAATGTCAATTAATGTCTTTACAGGAGATAAGGGTTCCGCCTTAATGTCAGATACCCTTAAAGACTTGCTCAGACCTCCCTTCCTTCCGGCATTAGCCCTTTTGCTGCACACATCCTTGTACTTCTCATAATCGCGGTCAAACTGATTCTTTACAGGAGAAAATGCAATCTTGACGATACTATCAGAAACAAACTCTTCGTATTCCATATTGGTAGGATCGTCAAGGTGTTTCTGATATAGTACCATTGCCCTTAGAAGTTTTCCTGCCTGTGCGTCTGACAACTCACTTATTATGTCCATTGAATCCGTATACAGCAAGAACGAGTTTCGTTTCATGTCATATCTCTTATATATTCGTTAACCGCATCCTTGAATTCTTCAAATGAACGGCAGACTATATATTTGCTTCCGTTCTTGACAGCTTCCTGTTCCCATTTCTTCTGAGAATCACTCTGCTTACCGGAACGTGTTTTCATTTCGATGCAAAGTGCACCGTAATGACGGTTGCTCTTGAGAAGAATCAGGTCTGAAACGCCCGGGAGCATACCTTCATCCTTCATGTACGCGCCATTCCTTGCAGATCTTCTTGCAGCGTTGGGAATGGCAAAAAGCACATAGCTTATGGAAGGATACTGCATCCTGAACCATTTAACGCACGCACATTGAAGACGGTGTTCTTCATCATCATGCGTCTTTTTACAGGTATTCTTCTTTATTTTGAGAAGGTCCGAAATACTGATTCTATTCTTCTGTGGCATAGGCTAAGCTGAATTCTTTAGGTATGTACTGGCTAATCGGTATGATGGTTGACTGTTCAATAGACGCATGGATAATCTTCCTGTCAAAACCTCTGTTTTTCTCCTTGCATTCTTCTTCGAGCTTGTCCTGCTCGTCATTAAGGTATCTGTTGATAAGCATTATCGCGCGTTCTGCAGTATAAGTCTGTACGACAAACTGCCTGTTAGTTTCCTCCTTGTCCTCATCCTTTCCTTCTGTAGTAAAAATGATTCGTGCGTCAATGTTGTAGAATTTGGATTCAGGAATGTCGGCCTTGTCCTCTCCGCATATCTTCTTGATTTCCTCGTCAGAATAAAGTTCTGAATTCTCCATAACAAGCTTTCCGAGTTCATCAAGAGGGGTAGTTGATAGCTTGTCAACAAGAATTATGCAATAATCAAACTCCTTAATCTGGGTTATCCGAAAACTTCCTTTGAAATTGAGTTCTGTGAAGTCCTTAACGATTTCCCTTGCCTGGTCTATAGACTGTGCTTTAAGCAGGAACTTCTTTTTTTTCATGTCACATAATACTTGTGCCATGTACGGAATAAAGTTGTCAGTTGTCATTTCGAACGCCATTCGTCTCTGATTGGATACTTCAACTTCCTGAATGGATCCTTCCTGCATATAAAAGTTGATTTTAGATATTTCCTCCTGCCCCAGGTAGGTACCAGCGTCAAAGATTATCTCATAACGGTCAATATTTACCACTTCTCCGGTACCTTCATCAGCAAACGCTTCACTCCATGTTCTTCTCAGTGATTTTACCAGGAACTTTCCAAGCATTTTTTTTATGTCGCTTGTTACATATCTTACTTCGTCCTTTCTTGTCTCAACCTTCACTACGTTTTTTTTCTTTGCCATAGCTTACTCCTTTCTGTATTTATTGATTGTATTCATTATGGTTTCAACAGGAAGTGCCACTTCTGTTGTAGTTTTATCTTCATATCCCTTTATGTATTCGTATGCTTCGGGAAATGCTTCCTTAACTTTATTTGAATTCCTTAGAGATAGGAGAGTGTTCACTATAGAATTGTATGTCCTGCTCTTTTCATCCCTAAGTTCTTCTATCCTTTCCTGTAGCACTGACACCTTTTCTGATTCTTCTGCAGTACACGGAACATTCAATCCACATCCGCATGAACCTCCGAAAGGAAGCCATTCTTTAATTTCCACCCTTGTAACCTGTGAACCGTTTGCGATGTATACGGCCCTTGTTTGATAAAAGAACCTTGGATACTTAGTGAAAGTGTCATATACCTGCTCAGGAATACCTCTTACTGCTATATCTTTCACTATATCATTAAGTATATCATGTTCATTGCTGATACGTTCAGCTATAGGTTTCACCATTTTTGTTGCAACCTGTTCAGCTATTGCTTTTGTTATGTTCATAATTCGTATGATTTAAAATATCTGTGTGCCGCGCATTCGTCATGCTCCAGCACGATTTTGTACAATTTTTTCTGCTGCTTTCTGAATTCTATATCATTGTCATACAGACGGTGATGTTCACGGCACATAGGAACCACATTCCATTTTGCCGTATAGTATTCAGGATACATTGACCGTGGAAGAAGATGTGCCGGATCAACGGCCGGCCTTCCGCATATACAGCATCTGTCAGGAAGCTCCCTCTTTATCTTGTTCATTTCATTGTTAAGTGCTTCCTGCTTTTTGCTTACCTTCCTTATCTTTACCATTCGAAGCGGAGATTTTCTCCGCAATGGTGTTCTCTTTTCTTTCATTTTGTTCGATTTTGTTTTCTCGTATATATTCCTTCAATGCTTTTCTGTAAGTGCGTGAAGTATTATATCCCCTGTTGTTGTCAGGGAAAAGGGAAATCACGTATTCAAGGCATTCAAGTATCGCTGCACGACTCTTCCTGCTTATCATATAGAATCAAGTTGACAAGTTCATCGAAGTAACATTCATCTTTCGGTATGTCGTCAGAGGACGCGGTTATCTGATTGGCAATGCTTCTTTTTTTCTGTATGAGGTTGTATATACGATGGTCTATACTTCCCTGACCGAGTGCGTTGTATACAGTAACATTGTTTTTCTGTCCGATACGGTGGCACCGGTCCTCGCATTGTACAAGATCCGCGTAAGTCCATGGCTGTTCAACGAAAAGTACGGTGGAAGAAGCTGTAAGAGTTATTCCAACTCCTGCCGCCTTGATGGAGCATATTATTATCTGAATCTCCGGCCTGTTCTGGAACACGTCAACGGAAGCCTGCTTCTGTATGAAATCCTGCCGGCCTGTTACCATAACCGAATCAGGAAATGCCGATTTAAGACTGTCTACGATAGAATGTGAGGAGCAGAATACGACTATTTTTCTGCCGGTAGCAATAAAGTCTTTCAGGAAATCTATTACTGGATTAACCTTGCATAATGCAACGATGCTTCTCAGCTCCATGAACTGGACGAGTGCCTTATTACGCATCTTGGCGCGTGCCTGACCTTCGCTGCACGACTTGTATGTAATAAGATACTCCTTAAGGTTTTCTTCCGCCATCTTGTAGGCTTCATAATAATCTCTCGGAGATTCCTTCTCTATGTCAATGTAGATGTCAACCCTTGTCTTGTCTGGAAGCTGTGTAAGCACGTCCTTCTTCTCACGCCTTATAAGACATGTTTCGTATAGCTTTTTAGAAAGTTCTTCAAGGTTTTCTCCGTCACCATATCTTGCTGTGAAATAAGAATTTCCACCGAAGTCATTAAGTCGGTCCATTATGGCAAGCTGTGATATCAGGTCACGCGGCCGGTTCACTACCGGAGTACCGGTAAGTTCCATGATGTACTTTTTACCGTGAGCTATTCCGGCAATGAACTTGGACTGCTGGGCCCCGGGGTCCTTGCATCTGTGGCTTTCGTCAATGATAACAGATTTGAACAGGCTGATGAAAGGGTTGAACACTATATCCTTAAGCCTGTCACCCTTCCTGTACTTCCACACGAAAAACTTTCTCAGGCTTTCGTAATTGCATATACATACGTCTGCCGTTCGCATTTGTAACAGATAACCCCATGTGGATTTTACGCTGTCGTTAAGTATAAGTGCTTCAACTCCGGCAAACTTTTCGAACTCCCTTTTCCAGTTAATCTTCAGTGAAGAAGGACAGATTACAAGGGAAGGGTAGGCACCTGCAGTATTTACGATGCCAATCGACTGGCAGGTTTTCCCCAGACCTGGTTCATCTCCCAAGAAAAGACGTTTAAGTTCAAGTCCTTTTATAATTCCTTCCTTCTGGTATTCGTATGGTGTTATGTTGAGCTTTATAGGAATTTCCATATTTCCTCCTCTATTTGTTCGTTGTTTACGCCCTTCAGGTAGTTCTTAAGTATGTGGTTTACCGAACTTCTGTAGAACTTCTCAAATTCAGTTTCGTCCATCTTGTCGAACGCGATTGACTTAGGAATTATTACGGACTGATTGCCGTAGTGAGATACTTCATATAGTCCTAAATCAACCTTAAGTCGTGTGCGCAAGTCTTCTACTGAATGTACGTTAAGAGAATCTTCCAGCCATTCAGGAAAATTGTCATACGTAAGCTTAAGAAGAGCAAAAAACTTTTTATGAAACTCGTAGTTCCTTTTCTGGCCAACTTCTACAAGAACATCAGTATTCCTTTTCAGGCTCCTGAACTCCTCACGGTCGCTGTCATATTTGGGAACCAGTCCGTTTTCAGTTACTATACATAGAATCTTCATGTGACAAACAGATAGTATTTAAAGGCAAGTTCGTTGTACTTATCAAAACCACGTCTGTATACCTGATCACCTCGTTCAATGAACTTCTTGAACACCTTGCAGTTTTTCTTGCTGATGGCATAGATGAAGTCTTTGTTCGAACCGGCAATATCCATATACCATGCGCGGCTTCTGTCCCAGTCGAAGAAGTCGACTGCTTCGTCAAACTGAGCCTGAGAAACAGCAAATGTGGTTTTAAGGTCGCCACCGAATCCTACAGAAGAAAGGAACCAGTCCCATTTGCACCGGGTAGGAAGATGATACTTGAATCCGGTGTAATCAAACTCCCTTTCTTTTACCATGAACTTCTGTGTGTCAGAGTTTTTAAGTACGTAATCAAGAAATTCATCTTTCCTGGCTTCCATCAGAAGCGACTTGTGCATTTCCCTTGCAAGTGCAAAATCATCTTCCGTATACTTCACATCATCAACGGTAAGCTGGTAATAATTGACTCTGTCAGGCTCAGTTATGATTGCATCCACAAGTGAGCCGAAAGCGAATATCTTCTCTTTATCCCCGAACTGAAGCCGGGGATAAAGGAGATTCTTAAGTTCCGTAAGGTCCGAATTGCTTACCTCGTTACGGTTGTAGTAGCTGTCAGGATTCATTTTGCCTTAATTTCGTCAATGTACTTCAAGTTGTCGGACTTGATATAGTCAGGATTCTGGCGGTTGGCTGATTTTTCCGCGTATGAAATCTGCTTCTTGAATACTTTTTCAAGTTCCTCCTGTGACAGATACTGTCCTTCACCAACCCACCAGTAGTTGAACAGATCAGCGTAACCCTTTGGATTCAACACCTTCACAAGCTTTTTAACCTTTACCTTGTTAGCCGGTGATGATACGCTTACTGCAGATACGGAAAACAGACTCTCCACATTGCTCTGTTTGCTTTTAAGCTCTTCTTCCTGTCTCTTCCTTTCTTCTTCGGCCTTTCTTTCAGCTTCTTTTCTTTCCCGCTCCTGCTGCTCTTTTCTCTTCATTTCTTCCTCACGTGCTGCTGCGGCTTCCGCATCAACCTGCTTCTGCTTCTCAATTGCCAGAAGCTCATTGTACTTTGATGGAAGAAGCTGCATGATGGAATCTTTCTGACCTTGTACGTCAAACTCGTACTGCTGCATCATCGCATACCCCTTTTCGATTGCTTTCTTCTGAATGGCCTTGACTTCTTCCATGCCAAGGGAAGACGGAAGCATTACTCCGAATGTGTATCCGGCAATTTCCTTAACCGGAAACTTGCAGTCGAAAGAATCAATCTGTGCGGAAACTTCGTCAAAATTCAAGTAGGTAAGTGAGGAATTGAGCGATATAAGACGGTTTATAGCCTGATTGGTGCGCTGGTTGAAGAATCCGAATATTTCCTTCTCGCACGCTTCAAGATACGAAGTCTTGTCCCTCTCAATCTGGGCCATCCTTTCGGCTTCCCTTCTTCTTCTTTCCTCTTCCTCGTATTTCTTTCTTGCGTACTGGTCACGCAGCTTCTGTGCCTTGTTGGCCGGTGTTCCGGCAACCTTCGGATCTATCATCGTTTCGAGCTGGGTGAATCCGGAACGTATCTGATCGAAGAGCTGTGTTACAGGTTTTCGTCTGTCATTCATTGCAGTAATAGTAACCCTTGATTTCTTGATATAGTCCTCAAGTTGTTTGTCTATTTCATCATTCATACCTCCTTCTGCAATTGACAGAAGTTTTTTACCGTATTCCACGCACGCCTGGCAGGAAGCCTGATTCTTTTCTATAGCGTCAGGTGCGATTCTTGCAACTTCTACTATATCATTCTGCTGCTTGATAATTTGATTTTCCATATAGATTTATTTTTTTGTTAAACATTAGAACGGATCATCAGGGCTCGATGATTTATCAATCGTAACCCCCTTAGCCATATCGTTTACCGGAGGGCCGAATGGGCGTTCATTCTCTGATGGTACTGAATCTGTATGAACTCCGTATATATCTTCCGTCTTTTCAGGTTCCGGATCCTCAGACTGCAATACCGTGCTCTTTCCGACCTTAATCTTCGGATAAGTCTTGAAAGCGTGCTTGATTGTCTTGGCAATGAGGAAACCGGTATCTATACTTCCGTCATTCGAAGTGTAAAGCTCATTAGCCTTGCATTCGTATCTCCTTTCCCTCTCATTCCATTTTTTGTTTGCTTTGGAAGAGTAACCCTTAAGACGTTCAATCTCTTCTTCAAGGAGCCAGGAATAATCTACGGAACGGTCACTACGTACTATGCGGATGAAGCATCCTATTACCTGATGACCCTTGTGAGGAAGGTTGCACTTGTACTCAACGCTTTTCTTCTCTCCGCTGACCGAACAAGAAAATTCGTCATTGTCATATACAACGATCGGATTGTCAGCATATAGAATCTGACCGGCAGACGCGCGTATGACAAGTTCACCGTAACCGGAAATCTTCAGGGTGCATCGTGTCTCGTAGACGTCCTTACCGTCAGAACCCTTTCCGATATTCACATTTCGCGGAATCAGGTATGCAGTTGCCTGTGCTCCGGGTTCTACTGACAGATTATACACAGACAGGTCGATGATGCTGGTATAAATCGAAAATGCCGTGCACTTTTTAAGGTAGATGCTTTCTGAGATAATCTTCTGAAAGTTCTGTCTTTCCCGTTCGAAGAAAGCTTCACCACCTTCTCCGTGCATCAGGTTGTACACCTCTACGACTTTTTCCATTACCGCTTCGCAATCCAGAATGTTCTCTGCATTGTACTTCTGGAATTCACTTAATTTCAATGCTACGTTACTCATTTGATTTAATTTTTTGGTTTAGATAGTCTCTTAATTGGTTTTGCTGTGATTCATCAAGAATCAGAATCTTTTCATTGAGGTAGGAATTATTTTCCTCCGGTCTCTGAACAATTACAAGTTCTCCTTTTGAGGAGCTTCCGAAAAGCAGAATTGTTTTTTCTTTTTCTTCCATAAGACTGAATTTTGGTTATAAAAAAAGCCTGTCAGGTAAATCCTGACAAGCTGAAATTTCTAAGGGGAATATAAAGGGGATAATAATATACACTCATATATATTATATATCATTATCTGTAGCAATTGCTAGCATTTGCTACGTTTGCTAAAACTATTTCTTAACTGAATGTAAATCAGATGATTATTTTAATTTTAATCTGACTTGTCTTATTCAAACTTTAATAGAATGCTATCAATTGAAAGCAACTTCTAGCAAATCTGGCAAAAGCTTGCAAATGGTAGCAATTGCTAGCATTTGCTAAGTATTTTTGACGAAAGTGTACAGCAAACCCATTTAGCGGACGCATTAAAAAAAATAATCCGCTATTGATTTCTCTCTGTCATTTTTTTTTTGAGCGCGTATTTACTAGCTCGCAGACACTGTCTTTTGCCGTCATCTTGCGGGACGTCTTGCGGGACGTCTTGCACGGTGTGTTTGCCATCTTTTCCACGGTGCACACTGCTTGCGCAGCCGCCGCCTGACATACTCAGACACGCATCAACCGTAACGCATTCCCAACGCATTCCCAACGCATACGACAATCAAGTGCCCTGGCGTATTCATACGCAATTCATAAAAAAATGCTTTCGATGTGGCTGATACAGGACTCGAACCCATTCACCTTTCGGTGGACCCCTTCGGAAAATCAGCCTACCTCCGCTTCCTTGGATTGGCTACGCTTATAGGGTGTACGGCTCCCTTGGTTTAGTTTTTAATAATAAAAAAGCTTTAGAAAGCCTGAAGAGAATCGAACTCTTATCTACGGAAAAACCGTTATTCTACCATTGAAATACAGGCTCTGCCGATAGTTGTGTTACCAATAAACATAAAACGGAATTAATTATTCTCACGAACGTGGACCGTCACGGGCTTGAACCGTGGACCTTCAGATTATGAGTCTGCTGCTCTCACCGACTGAGCTAACGGTCCGGTATTGAAATACATTCAGGCCTTCACAGGAGTGAATGTATCAAACCAAAACTAAATCTAATATGAAAAACACTCATACTATGGACAAATATCTGTATTCAGATTAAGTATAACTTAAACAAGTATATTGTAATCAATCTGATGATTCACAGCTTTGTGCACTATTGCATCCACATGTGCATCCACATTCATTTGTCGGAGGGCATTCTTCGTAGATTCTATCTTGAAGAATATAGACAAAATCCCTCATTATTTTCTCTTGAATATAGAGCTTCTTTTTCTTTGATTCCGGAAGTTCATTAAACTTTTCGGACTTGATAAAATTGGAAAGTTTTACAAGTTTGTCATTTTCAGTCTTGTATTCAAGACGAAGGCGGTCAATGTATGTATCTGTGCAATTATACGCCTTTTCAAACACATGTTTCGGAGACCATGATTCGTATCCATCCTCGTATTTTACCAGATAGCCCATATAGTAATCACCTGGATCTTCAGAGTTTTGATAAGGATCTCTTCCAGAATATTTTCTAAACTCGCCTAAACTCATTGGTTTAGCGGAAACTTCTTTTGTACCTGTGTACTTTTTCATTTCATTCATAACATTTATTTTTAAAATAGCTGTCCCCTTCGAAGGCTTAAACCTGTCACGGATTTCTCCGGTGGAATCTTACCACAAGGGGTGCCGCAAGCGTTACCTTGTCTTTAAGGGACATACCCAGCCATTTTTTATAATCTAAAGCAAATTGGACTTGTTAATGTACCAAAAAGCCCGGATGCCATTACCGCGTTTCCGCTAAGCAACATTTCTTTATTGGTACACATTTTTATGTCAAGAATGTCAAAGACCGTTTTTTTATAGTCACCGGTCCGGGAATCGAACCCGGATCTGAAGTTTAGGAAACTTCCGTTCTATCCGTTGAACTAACAGGCGTCTGTTCTTGGCCGTCCTGCTCTTGCACGTTCTATTGATGCGTGCTTAAGAACGTCCCATGCGTTGCAGAATAGCTTGGCATTCTGCTTTTCGCTCTTCTTGCTGTATCTTATCTTGCCTGAATCAAGAAGCATCGAAAGCCTTTTCATTCCTCCTACAATGGATGCGGATTCGCGAAGGCCGAAAGTCTTGTCATTCATGGCAAGGAATATTGCTGTCTCATTGAGCATCGTAAAATGATTTATTGTTAAGGTATTCTCTGGCAATCTCCGCGTTTCCGGCATCATGGCCGATTTTGCAGCGTATTGATTCAAGTGCGCTTTCGCTGATTCCTTCTACTATTTCGGATGAATAGTCCTTGTGGTTGGACAGGATAAATACTGATAATGCCGCTACAACCAGTATCAGGCATGATTTAGAAATTCTGTTCATCATATTATTCAGCTTTTAATGGTATTGCAGTGATGGTTATCTTAGATTCCTTTCTGTTCAGGGATACCTTGTATTTCATTACACATGGGTTTACTCTCCTGAATGAACATTCGTATGCAAGATTCTTTGCAGACAGACATTTGTTCGGAGGAAGCGTCCAGCTCATTGATGTGCCAGGCTCTATTTTTTTAATATCTTCTACTGTTACTCTATCCATTTTTTTATAGTTTACTAATGCAAACAGAAAAGAAATTGCTATCTTTGTATTAAGAGATTGTGTAAGTGTCTACTATGTAGCCGCTTCTTTTTTATTTGCATCTTGTTACCTACCTACTTTCTTACTTGGTGCAAATTTAGAGAAATCTCTGTAATATGAATAATAAACATAGAGAAATTTCTGTATTTTAACTTTAATTTATATTACAGTATGTGTACGGTAAAGGAAAGGCTGGTAGCTTTTATTAAAGAAAAAGGGTTGAGCCAGAGCAGGTTTGAAAAATCAGTTGGCCTTAGCAATGGTTTCGTAAATAATATATCAAAGGGAATTGGTGCTGATAAGTTACAGAAGATTCTCTGTGTTTATCCGGACTTAAGCACTAAATGGCTTTTGACAGGAGAAGGAGAAATGATTAAAATCAGCGAAATGAAGTCTTCTTCTGTGGATGAAAGAAATAAGAATACTCGCCCACGTATACCATACGATGCAGCTGCCGGAACTTTGACCGAGACAATAGAAGGAGTAACAGAATATCAGTGTGAAGAAGTTCCGGTTATCAGTGCTTTCCCTAAGTATGATTTTACAATACGTATAGTAGGAAGAAGCATGGAGCCTGAATACTTTGCCGGTGATGAAGTGGCATGTTTAAAAGTAAATGAAAAGCGGTTCCTTCAATGGGGTAGGGTGCACGTGCTTGACACAACCCAGGGAGTAGTAATTAAGAGAATATACGACAATGGAGACTGCATAACATGCCGTTCGTACAATCCAGAGTTTCCGGACTTCTCAATACCAAAAGAGGATATTCGTTCTTATAATTTAGTTGTCGGTAGTTTAAGGTTATAGCATTGTTTTAAAGTGTATTTAATTATATTTATTTGCACAAAAAATGAAAAAGAAAATATTTTTTATTCTATTTATATGTTTATCAATACTTAGTATTAAAGCTCAGAAAATTTTTACAGAAACAGATAGCTATTATCAAAAAGGAGAACAATACAAAGTAATAAAAAATGAATGTATAACACTTATAGCAAATCTTAGCCAAATAAAACAATATGGTAAATATTATAAGATTAGTCTTATAATAGAAAATGCATCTGATTATAGATTTGATTTTGACCCTTTGTCAATAACAGGAAAGTATATAATAAATAAAAAAAAAGAAGTATGTGAAAACGATGCATTAGTTCTTTCTTATGAAGATTATGCTCGTAAGGCAAGAAAACGAATAAATACAGCTTCTGTATTTGCAGGAATAGGAGTTGGTCTACAATCCTTTTCAACTGCACCGACAAGTACAGTAACTTATTCAGATAACATGGGATATGTTAGTAGTGTAAACGTGTACGACAGTTATGAAAAAAATAGACAGATTCAAGATTCAATGGAGAGATTATCAGATGCAGAATATCAAAGCTATGAAATAATTGAATCAATGAAAGAAAATTATCTTCTTAGAGAAACAATGTTTCCTAATACAAGTCTTGCTGGATACATGTACATAAAATATAAAAGTTGTGATGCAATAGATGTCAGAATTTCTCTAAATGGAGAAATTTACAAATTTATATGGACTTTTAATGAAGGTGAGGATAATCGCAATAACTCTGAAATAGATGATTTGTACTATTTTAAATGATAATGTATCAATTATTTAACAATATTATTTTTTGATTTAATAATTAGCAATTATGAAAATATTATTCGGCCTAATTATGTGGACTGCATTTCTTTCTTGCAGTATTAAAAGTGATAAATCTGATACAGTATATATATGCACCGGACCTAAAGCAAAAGTATATCACAAATACAATGACTGCAGAGGTCTTGAAAGATGTTCAGGAGAGGTAAAAGAAATATCACTTGAAAAAGCAAAGAAAATAAGACGTCCTTGTAGAATATGCTATAAATAAACCAACTAATTACTAAAAAAGTACCTTTTTAAAAACAGAAAAACAATCATAACCAATTAATACACAAAAAGTTAAACGGTGTCCGATTAATACATTCGTAATGAGTAAGTCGCGGGTTCGAGTCCCGCTTTCGGCTCCGACTTAAAACCGCTTATTACATTGTGAATTAGGCGGTTTTTCTATTTTCTACAGCTTATTACGATGATTAAAAAAAAGGATTTGAATTGTAAATTTACAATTCTGTGAGTATCCCTGGAGTATCCTTAAATTTTTTAATCATTATGGCAACTCTATCACTTACCATTTTCAAGGCAAAAGCATTAAAAGACGGAAGACATAAGATAAGAATTGCACTCCGTCACAAGCATGAAACAACATATATCGTCACACGATTCATTATTTCAGAGAACCAGTTTAAGAACGGTCAGGTCGTGAAGCATCCAGAGGCATCTGCGATAAACCGGAAACTTAGGAACATCCTTGATGACCTTCAAGAGAAACTGGACTCAATAAAACATCTTGAACTTTATTCCTGCCGGCAAATTAAAGAAATCATTTCTACAGACAATCTTTCCGATGAGCAAACCTTTTCATCAGCATGTAGCAATTTTGTAGACTATCTCAAGTCTGAGGGAAGAGATTCATACGCATTATCTATTGAAAGGGTGGGGAGATATTTTCGTGACTTTGCAAGAGGTGACATACTTCTCTCTGATTTAACCCCGTCACTAGTCCAGAATTTTGCCGCATTCATACGGAAGCGGAAAGTGACTGAAACTACAGTAAACACAATGCTTGCCCAAATGAAATCTGTCGTCAATAGAGCGATAAGAGAGTGGAATATATCTTACGATATACATCCTTTTGTAACGACTAGAATATCTGCAGCCCCTATCAGGAAGCTTGATCTGACAGTACAGAATTTTAACAAGATTCGTGAATCTTCACCAGAAAAGAGAAAGCTGATTATGGCACGTGACCTTTTTTGCCTTTCCTTTTACTTGGGAGGGATGAATCTTATAGACATTATGCAAACAGACTTTAGAAAAGATGTATTGGAATATTCACGCTCAAAGACTAAAGGGCGAATGCAGTCGGATAGTGTAATCACATTTACAATACCGTCTCAAGCAAGAGAGATAATATGCAGGTGGATGGATAAAAGGACGGGGAAACTTGATTTTGGGTATAAATTCACATATCACAACTTTTCTCAGTATGTTACGTATTCTCTTGGAGATTTGGCTGAAGAGTTAAATATTGATGAACGTGTTACATTTTATTCGACCCGCAAGTCTTTCGCTCAGTACGCCTCTGAAATAGGTATTCCTGACGGGATAATAGACTACTGCTTAGGCCACTCAGACAAATCAAAAGGAGTTATACGATACTACACCAAAGTCCGGCAGAAACAGGCTGATATGGCCATATCTCGTGTGATTGATTACGTGAACAACCCGGAAAAGTACAAAGAATATATCGAACTGAGGTCTGATATTATGATGATGAGAGGGTAATTTGTCTGACACTTTATCTGTTATGTTATGTATGAGGCAATGGAGCCACTACATAATATTTATTGTAATATGAAAAGAATTATCAACAAATGCCCATGCTCGTTAGAAGCTTGGGTTGGGGCAGATGAACCTGTCTTTAGCGAACAGAATCTTTACTTCTCTCGTAAGGTTGAAGTGAAGGAGTATTTATACAAGAGACTCCAAAAGTACAAAGGCGAAATGGTGGAGTGCTATGTATATCAATTTTACAAGGGTAAACCGCGTGAAGTGCTTGTATCTTTTAATGTAAAATAGCCTAAAGTATAAGTCAATAAAAGCCCCTTCCGGATATTAATCTGGTTGGGGCTTTCGTTTGCAATAAAAGCAAACTTCTACACTGCAAAGATGTATATAATTTCCCAGAAAAGTTGTATATAATTATTGGAAAATATTGTATATCAGAATGGCTACAATCTTAAATTTAAAACATAGTAATTACAATGTAAGTATTTATATGTAAGCACTAATCATTTTTTATATCTATGGATTTATATAATCTGCTTAGAAACTCATAAGATACATATTCGTTCTTAACTGGATTTTGTTGTAAAGTTGAAGGGAAACTTATGTATTCCATACGTGATATATTATTTATATTTTCTTTCAATCTTATATCTTTTAGTTCAAGGTTATTGAATAAATCTGCATCTAAATATAATTGTCGGGTTTTGTTGTTTGACAAAGAACTAAAAGAGTTAAAGAATAAAAGTACGAGTTCATCTTTTGATAATTGAGCACGGAATATATCTGAATACTTTTTAGGATAGTTGAATCCTGAGACCATTTCCAGAATATAATAAGCGTTTCTAAAATATGTACCAAGTTGATTTATATATTTAGAAAAACAAAAGTCAGCAGTTTTCGATATAGCTTCTATTATTGGTTTAAAGTTATTCTGTTTAAGATAAGTTCTTATAGCTATTAAGCAAATATAATCGTATGTATTTAAATTAATAGGTATTTGATTAACAACGCCTCCAGATTTACTCCAATTATATCCGTTATAAATATTATTTATAGCAATTGCTAAATAATTGTATGAAGAATACCATTGTATTGTAGATCTATTTGATGGAATGATTTCTTTTGCGAATTCCTCTTTGGATAAATAGTTTGGTATATTATTTCTTATTTCTACGTAAAATATACAACATAATTCAAAAGTTATTTGTTGATAAGTCTTTTCAGTAGTACAAAATTCCTCATATTGAATAATGTTCCAATCATAAAGTGTTTTATCATATTTCCAATCTATTTTTTTTACACGTAATGAATCACGATAAGAAATGAATATTTTAAGCATTTCAAAGAATGTAGATCTTTCCTCACTATTCAAAAACTGCTGTTTATTTTGTTTTGATGTGTATAATACTCCGATAAATGCTATTAACCCTGTAATAGCTCCAAGGATACTTCCAAAATCACCCCAATGAAATTTACTCCTTTCTGAAATAAAAAAACAGCATAAAATAGAGAATGCTATTATTGATATGGTAATTATCCATGATCTTTCATTTTTTATATACTTCTTCAATCTTCTCATAATTTGTAGTTTAATGTATTTTCCGCATTAACTACAAATATACTACTTCTTGAATATTTTAAGCACCAATAATCCTATTATCACTATAATTACAATAAATGAGAGTTCACCAAGTCTAATTTTTATCTTTTGATATAAAGTAAGTTCCTTTTCTACTGGGTAAGGAACTTTTTCCTTTTTGGAAACAACCACTTCCTTCGCTGGAAGGTAAACCGTATCCGGCTGAGTTTTCATCTTCGCCAGTAGATTACCTAGGCTATCAATGGTAAGCTGCGCCTGAGCGTTCTTACTGTTTGCGATGTCCAACCATTTCAGTACGACCTTCCCGTTCTCGTCGCACTCTAACAACGCCCGGATGGTGGCACTGTCAGGAGGGATCTGTACTTCAACCAATTTCTCTATTACCACGCTATCAGCTTTGGTTTCAACCGGAACATACTTCACTGTCTGGCAGGAATAAATGAGAACGAGGCACATAAATGGAGCCAGCGTAATACACCAGCTCACCTTATCCATTATGTATTCGTATAACTTCATGGCTTCACAACGATTTCAGGGACAAAAGGATATTCGCTCCGCACATCGAAGCAAGGACACATCTTCGTCCACTCTTCAGGTTCCACGATACCATCACCGTCCAGGTCAGGCGATGTGTCACGATGCCCCAGCACCTCGACAATCTGGTACTTTCCGCAAAGCTCCTTAATCAGTTTGGCTAACGCTTTCTTCTGTTCCGGTGTTCGGGTGTCAGCTGCCTTACCGTGCGCGTCCAGACCGCCCACATAGCAGATACCAATTGAATGTTTGTTGTACGACACACCTGAGAATCCCTTGCTATTACAGTGCGCCCCGTCAATAGTGAGCGAACGGCCAACTTCTACCGTACCATCCAGCCGGATAACGTAGTTGTACCCAATACACTGAAAGCCACGGGATACGTGCATCTGATTAATCTCCTTTTTACCTATGTCCAGCCCGGCACGTGTGGCTGAGCAGTGAATTATTATTGAATCTATTTTGTTCATAATAAAATTACATCTATATTTGTGGAGTTCTGCCAATGGTAGGATGGTTAATAAAAAATTTATTACAAGGAGTGCAGTGGCACTCCTATTTTATTTTAGTTCAGTTCCTTTTCTTCAGCACACTAATCCGTTTCCCGTCTTTGAAATACATTCGTGACATGTTCTTATCACGAACAAATCTTCTGTCCATCGAAAAATATCCATGCTTCCCGTCACTGAATACCGCCCTTTCGCCGGTCTTAAACCGAATCGGCATATTAGGCAGTCCATTATTCATGGCCGCCAGTATAAGCAATCTGCGTCTTAACAAAATCATAAAGTACCTCCCATCACAGCTATATTATTAAGAATACTTACCTGATACGTCTTGTTGGCCCTGACAACACTGCTTCCTATCCATTTCACACCTTCAGGAAGATTCAGGACGGTAGGCGTAACACCACTTGAAAACTGGAACATGTACTCATTGGCAATGCCTGGAAAGCCTTTTCCAAATGTGACGTTAAGTACGGATACTTCTCCGAACACATGGAACACGTTCGGAAGAAGCTCGGCACTGACCTCACCCGTACCAGCATTCACGCTGGATATGCAGCCATTGCCATAATATTCCCCATGGGTATAGATAGCCCGTATCTCCTTGATGTAGGAAACGGAATCAGGCAATATGTTACCGGCTTCCAGTTCTTTCTTGAAGGTGGCATATTTCAAATAATTGTTGAATCTCTTTTTCGCCATGTCATTGGGATTTATGGGGGGCTCTGATACAAAGCCCCCACATATTATTACTCGGTTTCCTCATTCCATGCAAACGCATCATCAAGATCCTGTTTAGTGGCATACTGCTTCAGAGTCTCGTTCGTTGCATAGCTGGTCAGTTCAGCCTTGGTCGCATAAGTGGAGGAAAGCCCTTCGATAGCCTCACTCAGTGCAGCTTTTGTGGCATAGGTGTTCGCCACATCTACAGCCTTGGCATATCCAGCCAAATCCTCTTCGGTAAGAAATCCTTCGAGGTCAGCTTTCTTTGCATACGCTGTCAAATCGACCGTACCACCCAAGGAATCCCAGTTGGTTTCCACACTTGCCTGATTGGCCGTTTCTCCGATGTAGACGAAGTTCGTTTCAGCCGGATATTTCTTGCCGTTCAGGGTAACTTCTGCCGTAACGTTATATACGTGGCCTTTCGATACAGAAGACACCCCTTTCAGGGCACTAAGGTCTGCCAGAGTACCCTTTGGCACATATACGGCACCAAGCGCGTTGACCTTGTTTGTCAGTGTGTCAACCAGACCTTTCAGAACTTTACCCTGCTCGGCGGAAAGTGCCTTATTAGTCCCGCCCGTTGTGAGGTCATTGATAATCTGGATGAGTGTCTGTGCACCGACGTCAAGACGAATCCATCCGCCATAATCAGCCTGGGTAATCTTTGTCATGTCCTTCAGGACATACAGAGCCGGTTTGCCGTCCCCGTTATCTCCAACAACGACCAACATGCCGTTATAAGTATTCTTTCCTGAATAGGTAGCTGCGGCAATAAGGTCTTTCTTGTTTGGAACAAGCTGACGGGCATCCAGTGGCGCCTGTCCTCCAGGCTCAAAGTTCACGGCAAAGGAAGCAACACCCGCAGGACGGTTTCCTGTTGTCGAAGCCATCGGCATGACATTGTTCATCGGCATGGCAAAGGGAACTTCACGGCTGTTTCGTGCAAGCATGGCTATCACTTCATCCGTAATTTCCTCGCCATTATATGTGTCCGGCTCGTCTACAAGTTTTTTCCCGGCATCGGAAACTGTGAAGCGAAGTTGTAATGCACCGGACATGGCACCTGTCGTTGTCAGCTTCTTGTATGCAATCTGAACACTTTGTACGGTCTTGTTTCCTGCATCAGATACGGTGTACTTGTCCGTTCCGAAGACTTCCCACTTTCCGGACACCGTATTATAGAACTCGACTTTTGATACATTCTTTTCTGAAGGGAAGTAGAATTCAAGGCGGGTTCCGGTTGCTGCTTCAGAAGCAAACTTCGCTCCAATTAATGTATCAGTCCATTTCTGCAGCGGAAGCTTTGTATCAGGAGCTGCGGCAGACGGGAAATTGGTATCTCCGGCAGAGGTAGAAGCTGAAGAACCATTACAGTAAAACGGATAGGTACCATAAAGGTAGACAGCACCTGATTTCACAGTACCTTCAGGAAGCGGATTAGGGGACACGGTCGCCTTGTTTCCTTTTGAAGTGAGCAAGGTGTCACCTGCGCCATGATGAGCCTGGTAATTGTACTGCATCGTACCGAGTGTAACTTTCGTCGGCAATGTCTTGTTGCTTGTACTGTTTCCTACATAGATGAAAGACTGGTCATCGGAGATAAGTTCTCCTGCACGGTTCTTGTTTGCCTGGCCAACAACCGTACAATTACCACGGTTAAATCCTGTCTGAATCTGTTCTGAGGTAGGTGCGCTTTCACCAACCTCCAGAATCTTGTTGGCGGTAAAAGGAGACTTGAATGATATTGTTGCACTTGGTGCCTGTACCGTCGGCTGGATTTCCTCAAAGAGAATATCCTCGAAAATCTGGCTCAGCGTCTTTGTCTTCAAGGTCTCGACCTTTGTCCCAGCCGGAAGACCTCCCAGTTTCGAAGGAGTGGCAAGGCTGTCTGGCAATGATGTCTTGAACCTGATGAGTTCCGTCAGATCATATTCGGTCTTGCCTGATGATTTGGTAACGATAAGTTTATTGCTGCCTTTGTCAAAACTGACATCTGTGACACCGCTTCCTCCATAATTCACACCGTTCATCAACAGTTCTTTGGTGTCGGTTGCAAAATAGATAGCATCCAGATGTTTTGACGCTGCATCATAACGGGCCTTTAAGCCCCTGTAGAATTTTAATTTTGTTGTTGCCATAAAAGTCTGATTTTAACTGTTTGTTTCTTCATTCCATACTGCTTCTGTTATCTCCTCCCATTCTCCATCCTTCCGGCCGTATATCTTCCCGTCTTTTGGCGCATCGGGAATGGGAATGCTTCCACCGGTTGATATGTCAATGGAAGAAGCACCAAGGTTGACGGTGGCCATTTCAAGGTTAGGGACACTTATGCTGTCCTCTTCACAAGTTGTTGCAACAAGCCTGAAAGCCTCACACATGTCAACGGCAGTCTGTCCTTCCTTACCATAGTTCTCCCACAAAGTCAGCGAATACGTACCAAGGTGTTTGTGGTCTGTTCCATGAAAAGTAAATTTCAGCTTGTTTCCCTGGTATATCTCAAAATGGAAATCGAGAAATCTGCCTAGAGGATTCTTCAGCATGAGTTTCAAGTCCCTTCCTTCCAGTGGAACAGGCTCCTTGTTCGTGAGTATCTGCCAGGTGAAGTATATATCTTTCCCTATCCTTATCTTTCTCATATCAACTAGGTCATGAAACTTATTGTCATAAGTAATATTATGATTACGGAGTAGATGATTTCCGCTATCAGGCGTCTATCTGTCTTCTTCATCCTTTGTAACTTTTTCGATAATTTCGCCAGCCGTTGTGTACTTCTTTTTAATGTAGCCCACCAGCAGGCGCTTAATGGAAACCTTGTTCTTGATTCCGTGAATTTCACATACATGTTCCATGATTGAATCAAATTCAAATACAATAGCTATCCCCAGTCCGCACATTGACGATGTCGTATAGGAACAAATACCTACAGGCTGGAGAATAGCAACACCAAAACCGAATCCCAACACTAAATACGAATTATATTCGATGAACTTGCACATCGTTCGGCGGCCTGCTCTGGAAAAGCGGAAATCCTCTCCTCGCTTGACCACGCTGTCAATGATACCAAGGACAAAATCCGCTATAATCATGGCTACAATGAAGACCAGCATCCAGCGAAGCTCAAAGACAACGCTTCTTATCTCTCCTACAAAGGAGTAAGCCCCGGCAACAAGAATCTGCGGGGCTATGACGGTTATAAGGTTCTGCATCACTCCTTATTTACCTTACCACCGAACAACCTGGACAGCCATTCACTTGTTACAACCGACACGATACCAGTAGATGCCAGGGCGACAAATAACGCATCAATCACCACAACCCATACGCTTGCATCTGCAGGAGGGAAACCGAGATGCATCCACCAACTGAAGAAGGTAACGATTACACCAACTACAGCAGTTACCCACATAGTCACCCACTTATTCATAGGATTGGATAGCTTCGAAGCGATAAATCCTACTACAGCAGGAACCACGACCGTAACAAGCCCGGTGAAGCTGGCAAATCCGGTCAGGAACTCCGGAACGGAAGGTTCTACACTAACGGAAGTCTCCGCGAAAACACTCACTACGCACATCAGCAGTGCGACCATCATGAAAACGAATCTTTTCATCTTACTAAGGTTTTAGATTAAACAAAAAATGCCCACAAGCGCATCCCAACTTAATGGAACACGCTCATGGGCGTAACTACTATTTCACACACAAAACTACTCATTTACCATCCTTTTTCAGCGAAGGTAAATGATATAAAAACGAACAAAGAATAAAAGGTTTCAAAAAGGCTGACAGCTCTTGTCAGTAAGTTGGTAGAAGCCGGGTAGAATAAGCAAGCTAGTTACTATTTTCTACCCAATTTCTACCACTCAAATAATTTTCAATACAGCTTTCTTTATTTCAGTTGTTTTCATTCATACCCATAAGTCCTGGCGGAACTTATTGG